AGAACAGATGCCAGAATACTTTGATGAATTTGAAAGGATGCTCTTTCATCTACCTCTGATAGGTTCCTCATTTAAGAAAATATATTATGATGCTTCTTTTAAACGCCCTATCTCAGAATTTATTCCTATTGATCAGTTTTATGTTTCTTATAATGCATCTAATCTAAGGAACGCTGATCGTTATACACATGTAATTTATAAAAGTCCTGTTGATCTTTATCGAGAAATAAAAGCAGAGATGTATTCAGACATTGATCTTCCTGAAGCAGGTATGGTTAATCCTACATCCTTCTCGGAAAAGATGGATACGATTATAGGACTGTCTCCATCTAGTGATTCTGATCCTCAATATGTTTTATTAGAACAGCATTGTTATCTAGATATAGCTGATCCTCAATCAGAAGATGGAGAATCTCTTCCATATATTGTAACAATAGAAGAACAATCTAAACAGGTACTTAGTATTCGACGTAATTATGCCAAGGATGATCCCACAAAACAAAAGAAAGTACACTTTGTACACTATCGTTTTGTTCCAGGATTTGGTTTCTATGGTTTAGGACTCATGCACTTCCTTGGTAATCTGACTATGAGTGCGACTGCTGCAATGCGAGCATTGATAGACGCAGGTCAATTTGCGAATCTCCCAGGTGGCTTTAAGGCTAAAGGTGTGCGTATGGTAGGCAATAACGAGCCTATAGCTCCAGGAGAGTTCAAGGAGGTTGAAGCAACTGGTATTGATTTGAATAAGGCGATTATATCTCTCCCTTACAAAGAGCCTTCCTCGACGCTCTACCAAATGCTCCAGTTTGTAACTGCTGCTGGTCAGAAGTTTGCAGACAGCACTGAACAAATTGTTTCAGATGCTGCCTCCTATGGACCTGTGGGAACTACAATGGCATTACTAGAAGCATCCAGTAAGTTCTTTACAGCTATTCATAAACGACTTCATAAATCTCAGCGAGATGAATTTAAAATCTTGGCAAGTATTGATCATGATTATCTTCCGCAAGAATATCCTTATGAGGTTCCTCTGGCAAATCGTAGTATTTTTCAATCTGATTTTGATGGAAAGATTGATGTTATTCCTGTAAGCGATCCTAATATTCCTTCTAATGCTCATCGTATGATGCTGGCTAATATGGCATTACAAATGGCACAACAGTCTCCTCCAGGAATGTTTAATACAGAGGCTTTAAACAGAACTATTCTTAGTGCAGCCAATATGCCTAATCTAGATGAGATACTTCCACCTAAACCAGAACCACAAGCTCTTGATCCTGTATCTGATATTATGGCAGCAGTTAAAGGTATTCCGATTGCAGCCTTCCCAGGACAAAATCATGATGCTCATATTCAAGTAAAGATGGCTTATCTTCAAGACCCTATGAATGGAGCTAATCCAATTATGCAAAGAGTGCAGCCTGTTCTACAAGCAAATATTCAAGAACATTCTGTAATGAAATATCAAGAACAGGTTAATGGTCTTGCTCAACAAGAACTAGGTACTGTTGCTCCAGAGTCTGCACAAAAGCCACAAGTTATTGAACTAGCTTTGATGGAAGCAGCTAAACAAGTTCAGAATGCAAATCAAGCAATGGGTATGGTACAATCGCCTGAACAACAAATGGTTGCTCTAGAACAGGCTAAAGTAGAACTTGAGAAACAAAAAATACAAATGGATATAGCTGTTAATACAACAGAAGCTGCTTTAGAAAATAAGAAACTAGACCTTGAAGAAAGTAAACAGATTATGGAAGCTACCAAGTCTGGTATTACTCTGGCAATGAAAGACGAGAAATCTGAATCTGATAGAGAAAGCAAAGAATCTATTAAAGGTATGGAACTGTTAATAAAACTTTTAACTGAGCAGATGAAATTAACAGGACAAGAACAAAAAACCATGACAGATTTAATCAAAGATCAAGCTAATACAAAAAGTAAAACTGAGATGAAAGCAGTGGAAATGATTTTAAACTTATTAAAGGAGATACCTAATGCCTAATTATGGAAAGATACATTATCCCAATGATACAAAAGGAATTACCAATGGGAAGCCCACTCATGTTGTAGATCGAAATAAATCCTATGGTGATTTTGAAAAAGATAATGTAGTTGGAAAACGTGCTATGCGTTTTAAACTAAATAATTTTGATTCAAAATATTGGGAAATGCCAAAACCAAGTAAAATTAAATATGTTTAATGGATATATTTGAAACAATAGCTCAAGTATATCAAGAAGAAATAGAAAATCAAAAGATTAGTCTAGCTCAAGGAAATCCTACTGATTATGCTTCTTATAAACAAGTAGTAGGTTATATAGCAGGAGTTGAATGGGCAAGACAAAACCTGAGAGATATTGTACAGAAACAACTTTATATAGAAGAGGAGTGAGATGCAACAGACTAATTTAGGAAATGCAGTAAAAAATAATCTTTGGACTACTGATGAAGATGAACATCCTGATCCAGATATACTACCAGAACTTCCAGGATTTCATGTTCTTGTAAGACCTGTATCAATTAAAACAAAAACCAAAGGAGGTATTATTTTACCAGATTCTACAAAGGATGATATGGCATATCTAACCACAGTCGGGCGTGTACTAGCTCTAGGAGATATGGCATATAAAGATCAAGATAAATTTCCATTTGGTCCTTGGTGTGAAGAAGGTGATTATATCTGTTATGGTAAACACACAGGTACAAAGTTATTTTATAAAAGTGTCAGACTAATTTTAATGTTTGATGATCAAGTCATGATGAAGGTAGAGAATCCTGCATATCTCGATCCTACATTTAATTTAACTAGTTTTTCAATGTGACTTGAAATTTACTAAAAAATGTGGTATAATAGTATATAACGTAAACACGTTTGTTTCGTAAACAACGGAGTAAAATATGAATAATGATAATGAAACCTGGGAAAAAGTAGATGTCCCTGAAAATGAAGAAGTAACTTATGAAATAGAGGAAGAAACTCCTCAAGAAGCCGCTTCTCCAGAAAAAGAAGAACGACCTGAAGAATTAGATGGTATTAAAACTAAAGGAGCAGAAAAAAGAATTAGGCAATTAGTTCGTCAACGTAAAGAACGTGATGAACAGATTTCACAGTTACTTGCTCAAAACGAAGCACTAGCACAAAATTTACAACACCGTCAAGAATCTTTTAATGAGGTAAGTAAACTTAATTTAGATGCTTCCGAAAAACAATTAAACGACAAAGTTTCTTTAGCCCGTAATGCTTATATGGAAGCATTTGAAGGTGGTGAAAAAGAAAAGCTTCTACAAGCACAAGAAATGCTTAACGAAGCTCAAGTAGATTTAAAACATTTAAATATTACTAAAGCACAAATGGAAGAAGTTGCTGAACAAACTCAACAAGTTCAACAACCAGTACAACAGGCTCCCGTTAGGGCGCAACCTGATCCCAGAGCGGAAGAATGGGCAGCAAATAATAACTGGTTTGGCAAAGATAAAATTTTAACTGTTTCAGCTTTAACAATAGATCAAGAACTTAAAGCAGAAGGATATGATACTAATGATGAAGGATTTTATCAAGAGATTGATCGGCGGCTTGCAGAAGCTTTTCCACATAAGTTTAACGCCAATCAAGTGGGTGTGGAACAAAATCAAAACCGTGTGCAGGAAGATACGTCAACTCCTGCTCAAGTGGTGGGAAGCAGTTCGCGCTCTGCTCCCAATTCCTCGAAAGGAAAAGTAAAGTTGACTCCAGAGGATGTCAAACTTGCTAATAAATGGAATATACCTCTTGAAACTTATGCCGCTCAGAAGCTAAAAGTTGCTGAAGCAGACGGCGAATATACACAAATTACTTAGTGCGGAGGACATGAAATGACACGCGAACAATCACGTACTGATACTCTAAGAGAAACTAATACCAGAAAAGAAGAGTTTGTTTTTGAAGAACCTGATGCTTTGTCAATACCAGATGCGGTACAACAAAGATTTCAAAACGAAGGATTATCCCTTCGATGGATCAGGATTTCTTTGCGAGGGCAGGAAGACATTATGAATGTTGGAAAGCGAGAGCAAGAAGGATGGACTTTTGTTGAACCTGGAGAAGTTCCTGAAATGGCATCGACATCCTACGTGAGGGATGAAGGCAGATACTTGGGTACAGTCTGTCGTGGAGATGTAGCCTTGGCTAAAAAGCCTACTAACCAAGTAGAAGCACGACAAGCATTTTACCAGAAGAAAGCAAACGATATGATGGATGCTGTAAACGCACAGCTTTATAATAATTCAGATGCTCGTCTTCGTAATATGCCTGTTTCTAATAGTAGTAAATCAACCACTATGAGAGGACGTACCCCTAATTTTCAGGATTAATCCTCTCTACAACTAGGAGGAACTAGAAATGAGTACAACTAAAGCATTTCGTGGGTTCATTCCTGTCCGAAAAAAAGGTAGTAACTATAACTCTGAAGGTGTAGACGTACTGCCGATTACTTCTGGTGGTCTTTGTAGCAATAATCTTTTCACTGGTGATCTGGTTGTTATGCCAGGAGCCAACCTTGCTACAATTCAACCCTTTATTGCAGCCACTCTCAAACCATCTGGTGTGTTTGCTGGTTGTCAGTATGTAGAAGATGGCGAACAGAAGTTTCGTCGGCATTGGACAGGAGGAACGTGCGTAACGGATTTGAAATTCCATGTTATCACTGATCCTGATCAGATTTATTACATTCAAGCTTCTCTCTCGCTTTCTGTTGGAGAACTTAATGTAACTAAAAATTACAATGTTACTGTTAGCTCGACGGCAAGTTCGGGAGATACGACAACTGGTCAGTCCAGTTATTATCTCTTGGCTGCTACTGGCGCAGAAACTGAATTAGCTGCGCGAGTTGTCAAGCGTGCAGAACTTCCTGATGAGAAGGATAGCGATGCTTTCCCAATTGTGGAAGTTTGGCTTAACACTCACAGAGATCGGTACGTTACTGCTACCGCATCGACAGCTTAATAAGGAAGGTGTATCATGGCTATTAATCGTTCAAGTATTGCTAAAGAACTCCTTCCTGGTCTTAATGCTGTTTTCGGTCTTGAGTATGGCGATGTTAATAATGAGCATGAAGCTCTTTATGATATGGAAAACTCTGATCGGGCATTTGAGGAAGAAGTTCTATTTACGGGTTTCGGAACTGCCCCAACCAAGGGTGAAGGTGCTTCCGTTGCTTATGATGACGCGCAGGAAAGTTATACTGCCCGTTATACGATGGAAACCGTCGCCCTTGCCTTTGCAGTTACGGAAGAGGCTATGGAAGATAACCTGTACGACACGTTTGCAAAGCTACGTGCCAAGGGTCTTGCTAGGGCAATGGCAAATACGAAGCAGGTTAAAGCTGCTAATCTATTCAATAATGGTTTCTCTGATACCATTGGCGATGGTGTAGCATTCTTTGCTTCGACTCATCCAACGATCAGTGCAGGTAATCAGTCCAATCTAATTGCTGCTTCTGATCTTTCAGAGTCTACTCTGGAAACTGCCTTAACGAATGTGCAGAAGATTGAAGATGATCGTGGTATCTTGATTGGTGCCAGTTCTGTTTCACTTCATATCCCTGTAGATTCATGGGCGATTGCGGATCGAGTTCTCAGTAGCCCAGGTACTACGCAAGTTAGTGCTGCTGCTGCGAATCCAAATACCAATGCTATCAATGCAACGCGCCATATGGGTATGTTGCCTGATGGTTTTTATGTCAATCGTCGGTTTACCGATACGACTTCTTGGTTCATTAAAACGGATGTTCCGAATGGCACCAAGATGTTTGTTAGGACTCCTCTTCAAACGAAGATGGAACCTGATTTTGACACAGGTAATCTTCGCTTTAAGGCACGCGAGCGTTATGCGTTTGGTGTGTCTGATTGGCGTGGATGGTTCGGTTCGCAAGGATCGTAATGCTAAAAGTCAGGGGGAATTAATTTTCTCCCTGACTTTACTTTAGGAGATAAATATGGCAAATAATTACAATTCACTTTTTCAGGCAGGTGCTGGAGTTATTTCCACAGCAGCGAAAACTCGTATTATTGCGGTCCATGCTCATAGTACTGTTGCAGGTTCCTTTGATATCAAGGGAGCAACATCAGGAGTTCTCAAGTTTTTTGTAGCAGCAAATGAAAGTGCAGATATTTATATTGGAGATATGGGAGTTCCAATGGTGGGAAGTGTAAGTGTTTCTGTTCCTGCTGATGGTGCTGCTTTGACATTGATAGTAGGCTAATCAAATGCCTAACTTTTCATTTTTAAAAAATGATTTGATTAATACAACTGAAAACGATTCAACAGAGTTTTCAGATCAAATTCCTTTTTTTATAGAGAAAGTAGAGAACAGACTTACAAATGATCTAGACGATTTTGGTCTAGATTTTTTTGCTACTGTATCTTGTTCAATAGGAAATCCTATTGTATCTCTTCCTGTTGATGCAAAGATTGTCAGGAATGTCAATGTAATATCCAGTGCTTCATCCAATAGAACTAATTTATTACCGAGAACTTATGAGTATGCAATAGATTATTGGCCACATGCAAGTGCATCTGTAGGTGATCCTAGATATTACTCACGTAAAACAAACACAGAGATTTATATTGTACCTACTCCTGCATCAGCAGTTGATATAGAAGTACAATATGTTCGTAGACCTTTAGGTTTAGCTTCTGCAACTGGAACTAGCGTAACAACTTCTAATTATTTTAGCGAGTTTTGTTATAATGCTTTATTCTATGGTTGTATGATTGAAGCTACTATGTATATGAAAAGTTGGAATGATCTTCAAATATGGGAAGGTCAATATCAAAATGCAATTAACCAACTTAGAAACCAAGCTCGTCGTACCCGACAAGATGATATGGCACAAGCAGCAAGTCCTGCTGGTGGTCCTGATACTGTTATTATGGGTTCAACTTAATGGCTATTGGTAGAAGTAAAGTTTCAAAACAAGTTTCTAAACCTAAACTAGGTTCAGGTAAAAGATTTAAAAGTTTGACTAAGAAATTAAAAAAGAAGGGAGCTAAAAATCCCAAAGCTCTTGCAGCCTATATAGGACGAAAAAAATATGGGAAGAAAAAATTTCAAAAGTTAGCATCTAAAGGTAAAAGGAGAAAGTCATGAAAGATTTTGTAGCAGGTGCAGCAGCACGAAAGCTTCCCAATCTTGATCCAGATTTGAATGAGATTGTAGGGCGTCCTACAGGACAAGGATTTGGTGCAGCCAGAAAAGGACCAAGTGTAGTAGCCTCTTCTGATAAAGACCTTATGAAAGAGGAGGACTAGTCATGGCTGAACCAAAAAGTATAGCTGAAGCTCGTAAACAAGGCAAAAGCTATTTTATAGGAAAAGATGGAAAACGAAAAGCTGCTGTAACTAAAGAAGATATGAAAAAAGCAGGATTTAAAAGTTTTGGCGCACAGTCTTTAAGAAAATATTTAAATCAACAAAAGAAAGAAAAAAAATCTTCTGTAAAAGAAATAGCAGCAGAGGTGAGACGTACTATGGGTCAAAATAAATTAGATTCATCTAAACCTAAATCTAAATCTAAACGTAAAATACCCGCTCCTGTAAAAGAATCTCCAGGTGCTGATCTTAGTGCGCCTGAAATTACTAAATCTAAACGTAAAAAGCCTGAAGATATTTTAGGAACAAGGGAAAAAAGTCGAGCAGCACGTAGAGCTAGACAAGAAGCTAAAACAAAAGCAGATACCTCTATGACGCCAGAGCAAAAACTTACAGGTCAGATAGGTATTAGTACTGCTGCTGCTGCTCTTATTGCTCCTGTTGCTATACCTTTTTTAATACAGACTGCAACTAAACATGGCCCTGCTTTTGCTAAGTCATTAGGCAATAAAATTAAAAATTTAACATCAAGACAACAAAAGAAAATTGCACAAGAAGCTAAGGAAGCTCCTACAAAAACACAAGCACAGAAAAATACTGATGCACTTTTGAAAGCAGGAGCGAGAACACAAAGCGGACGTAAACCTTTATCAAAAGAACGTGTTGAGCCGTATATTTCAAAACCACAAAAACCACTAACTCCAGGACAAAGTAGCGCTGCTCGTACATTCGACGCAGCTAAACAAGTTCTACGAAAAGAAATTGATCCTAGTTACACAGGAGCAGCTTTGAAAAAGGGTGGTCCTATTAAAAAATATAATCAGGGTGGTAAAGTTGTTAAACGTATGGGTGGTGGACAAGTTATGTCAGGTAACGATTTTGTTTCATCTTTATATGATTAAGGAGAATTACAATGCCAGTACCAGCAACAGCTATACGTCAAAATGGTAAAAAAGTTGTAAAGCGTAAAGATAAGTATCTAACGCACGAGAGTCCTGAAGTAAGTAAAGAAGAATTAAAAAGGTTTGACCGTATAGTTGGTCTAAAAAAGTACGGTAATCAACTAAATCCCGTTACAATACATAATATCTATCGAAGCATGAAATCCAATAAAAATTGGACAGATGCTGAGATAAGAGAATTACAAAATATTCCTGAAGACCCTTGGCTAACAACAGGACAAAAAAAGAAAAAAAGTACTAGTGGTAAAGTTGTTAAACGTAAAGGTGATAGAAAAGTTGTAAACCGTAAAAAAGGTGGACAAGTTATGTCAGGTAACGATCTTGTTTCATCTTTATATGATTAGGAATTAATAAATGGTTGCTTATTCTAAAGACAAAAAAATAACTCGACCTATTCCCACTTTAGCAAAAGAAAGACCTATAAGAAAACTAGGATTTAATAAACCTAAAACACACAAAAGAAAACGTCCTAAGTCTTTTCTTCTTGGTTCTATAAAAGCAAATAAAGGCGGCAAGATAATAAATAAATACAAAGGTGGAACTTTATACGTTGCATCGTTTTATGATTAGAAAAAATAATGGACCCTATTTTACAACATCATTTTAAAAATATTTCGGAAGGAAAAGCTGTAAAAAATAAAGACGGCAGTCTTTCCACTGTTTACACGCGACAAGTAGATATCAATGGTGTACCAACGCTTATACCAAGCGTTTGGAATGGAAAAATTTTAAATGAAAAAGATGCTATAAAACGCGCTATTGATAGCGGTATAAATTGGCCAACACGCAAAACTCATGAAAAGTTACGCGCCTATGATATTAAATTACATAAAGATATGAAACCAATAACATCAAATCAAGCGAGGAGAAACATTATGGGATTAAAACTATCTAAAAAAAGAGTACAAGGTGGTAAAGAATTAGATATAGGTGCAAAGAAAAAGAAAAAGAAGTTGACAGAAGGTGAGCAATATATGTCCACTGAATATACTAGAAATCCTGGTCCAAAGCTAAAAAAAGTTTCTAAGCGTGGTGGCGGCGATTTTAATATTGAAATGAAAATTCCTAAAGAACTTGTTAATCAAGGTGTAATGTATGGTTATAAAAAGGGTGGACAAATATAATTTTTAATAGGAATTAAAATGGCAACTAGCGGTACATTTAATTTTAACCTTGACATAGACGAGGTTATACAAGAAGCAAGTGAAATGATCGGAGGAGAAAATACTCTTGGTCATGAACCTGCTTCTGCCCGACGTTCTATTAATCTAATGCTAACGGATTGGCAGAATAGAGGTGTTCTTTTATGGTCAACAGAAGTAACAGCAGTTACAGTTGCTGCTAGTGTTACATCTTATTCTTTGAGTAGTTCTACAGTAGATGCTTTAGAAGTTGTAGTTAATCGAGATGATACTGATATCCAATTAACTCGTATTTCTTTTGAAGAATATTTAATTATTCCAAATAAAAAACAAACAGGCAGAGCAACTCAATATACAATTAAACGAGACAGAGATAATCCTACTTTAAGTATTTGGCCTTTACCTGATAATAGTACAGATATATTAAAGATAGAACGTATTAGTCAATTAGAAGATGTAAATAAATCAGCAGGACAGAACGCTGATATGCCTAAAAGATTTTTACCTCCGCTTACTTGTGGTTTGTCTTATTATATGGCAATGAAAAGACCTAATGTACCTAATGATAAAATTGCAATGTTAAAAGGAAATTATGAAGAACTTCTTCAACGAGCAATGGAAGAAGATAAAGAACGAGCAAGTATTTTCTTTAAACCTAAAATTAGGACAGTTTAATGGCAACAGATCGTAAAGCTTTAGCAGTCTGTGATATTTGTAATTTTAGATATCCACATAGATTAATGAAGCTAAATAGTTTTGGTTTATTAGTTTGTCCAGAAGATTATGACGGTGCTTTTGATTTAAAAAATCATCCTCAAAATAAAGTTCCTAATGTCAGGGATGATACTAAAATAGATAATCCTAGACCTGATTCAGGAGGTCGTAACCTAGTGTGGAATACAGCTAACTTACTTTGGGAGGGTACTCCTAATAATATGAGTGATCAAGTAATTTCACCAGTTTGGAATAGCGCATGAGTGATTTTGATTTAACAGGCAAAAGAATAGCAGATACTTACAAAGGATTACTAAAACTTGCTGTAAGTGGTAATGGTGTAGTCTCTTCAGGTTTAACCCAAGTTGAAGGAGGAGATGGAACTAATACTGCATTGCAAGTAGCAACAGATGCGGTTAGAGTAAAAGGTTCTTTTGCTGTATCTTCTAGTGTTTCTATAGCTGGAACTTTACGTGTTGATGGAGATGTATGTGCTAGTTCTTATTTTGGAAGTGGTAGACATTTAACTAGTATTGTAGCTAGTGGAGATACATCTGTTAGTTCTCTGATTGTTGCTAATAATGCAACGATAGGAGGAACTCTTTCAGTAGGTGGAGCAGTTAATTTTTTAAGTACTGCAACAGTCTCAGGTAATTCAGGATTTCTTGGGACTGTTAGAGTAAGTGGAGCTACTTCACTTGAAGGTGCTGTTAAAATGTCAAGTACTGCCACTGTAAGTGGGGCAGCAGGTTTTCTAGGTACAGCAAGAGTTAGTGGAAATACAAGTATTGGCGGCACTTTAGATGTAGCAGGAAATACATCAGTTGGTGGTACACTTATTACAACAGGGGCAGCAACTTTTGATGATGATGTTTCTGTATCAGGAAATGTTAATATTGGTGGCACAGCAACTGTTGCAGGAGCAGCGTCTATTGGAGGGGCTGTATCAATAGGTGGAGCAGTTAATTTATTAAGCACAGCAACTGTTAGTGGTGCAGCAGGATTTTTAGGGTCTGTCAGAGTTAGCGGTGCTACTTCATTAGAAGGAGCTACTGTTCTTGGATCAACAGTTACTGTAGCGGGAGCAGGGCATTTTAAAGACGATGTATCCGTAAGTGGTAATCTTAATATAGGTGGTACTGTTACAATAGCAGGAGCAAATGTACAAGCAGCTAATGCTAAAGTCTGTGCTAGTGCTTTCTTTGGAGATGGTTCTAATTTAACAGGTATAACTGCTGACATTACAGGAAATATTTCTGTTAATAATGCTACAGTAGGTGGTAATTTATTTGTCGGAGGAACAGCTACAGTATCAGGTGCAACAGGTTTTCTAGGGACAGTCAGAGTTAGCGGAAATACTACAGTTGGAGGAACATTAGATGTAGCTGGAAATACTTCTGTAGGTGGTACATTTATGTCTACGGGAGCAGCTACCTTTGACGATGATGTATCAGTTTCTGGTAATGTAAATATAGGAGGCACTACAACCATAGCAGGAGCAGCTTCTATAGGTGGTGCAGTATCAATAGGTGGTGCAGTAAACTTATTAAGTACAGCGACTGTAAGTGGTGCAGCAGGGTTTTTAGGAACAGTTAGAGTAAGTGGTAATACTACAGTTGGTGGTACATTAGATGTTGCAGGTAATACCTCAATAGGTGGAACCTTTATGTCTACAGGTGCTGCTACCTTTGATGACGATGTATCTGTATCAGGTAATATTGTTATTGGTGGAACAGCAACAGTAGTTGGTGCAGCTTCAATAGGAGGTGCGGTTTCTATAGGAGGTGCTGTTAATCTTCTAAGTACTGCTACTGTTAGTGGTGCAGCAGGATTCTTGGGAACTGTACGTGTAAGTGGAAATACAACTGTAGGAGGAACATTAGATGTAGCAGGTAATACTTCTATAGGAGGTACATTCTTAGCTACGGGTGCTGCAACATTTGATGATGATGCTTCTGTATCAGGTAATTTACATGTAGGAGGAACCGCTACTGTTGCAGGAGCAGCGCAAATTACAGGTAATGTAAGTCTTGGTGGTCAATTATTTTTAGCTAAGTCAGGAGCAGCAGCTATATCAGCAACAGCTATTAATGGGATTACTTCTGTGTCTTTAAACTTTTCTAATGCTCAGAATTTTCTTACAACTGTAACAGCAGCACATACATTAGCCAGACCAACAAATGCTACTAAAGGACAGACAGGAAGTATCTTTATTATACAATCAGGTGGTAGTGGCACTGTTGCTTATAATACCTGTTGGAAATTTATTGGAGCTAGTGTACCTACTGTAGCTACTAGTAATGGAGCAGTAGCAAGATTAGATTATATAGTTGTATCAGTTTCTAGTGATAATACTGGTGAAAACATACATGCAATTTTAACCAATGAATACGGAAGAAGTTAAATATGGTATTTTCTAATAGTTTGCTTTTTGGTGCGGCAGCAGCAGCTTCTGCTGGTAGTGGTTTTAATGATTCATTAGTACCTAATTCTGTGCATTTCGACGGAAGTAATGAATTGATGGAAAGAAATACTAGTTCACATAGTTCAACAAAATGTATAATGGCATGTTGGTTTCAACTATGTAAGATACCTCTTTCATCAAATCAAGGTTTATTATATTTAGGAGAATCATCTTCTTCAAGTGGGAATAATCAAACTGGTTTATTTTTTAGTTATCAAAATAATGAAATTGAAATGGATTTGTATATGTATTGTAATGGCAAATCTTTTATTCCAAAGATGGCTTTTAGAGATGTAGGTTGGTATCATATTCTGGCCAGTTATGATTTAGGACAAAGCAGTTCAGCTAAAGGAAAACTTTTTGTCAATGGAATTGAAATAACAGAAAATATCAGAGATGAAAGATCATCTTTTGGATCAAGTTTTACTAATACAACTGTACAAGAAGTTGGCGGCAATGCTGGAGGAAATTCTTTCCCTGGATATATAGCCCAACCCGTCATGTTAGATGGTCAATCTATTCAAGATAGTGATGTAGCTATTACAGATTTTGTGGATGCTTTTACTTTTGGAACTAATGGTTCTCAGTTTGTTCCTAAAGCTGATGCAGATATAGGTACTTTAGCTACTTCTGCTGGAGGTAATTCATTTTGTTTAGATTTTACAGATAGCACTGGAACAAATGCAGCAAATTTAGGTTTAGATATTAGTGATAATGATAATGATCTTACTCCTGAAAATATGGCAGCAGGAAATCAATCAACAAATACACCTAGTAAAGTTTATGCTATTATGGATGTTCTTAAACAATCAGGTGGAGATAGTTCAACAATTGCTTTTAGTAATGGTAATTTAACAGTTACAGGCAGTGGTGGAGATGACGGGGGAATTTTTTCAACATTACCTTTAGCAACTACAGGCACAACAGAATTTCAAGCTACATTTAATAATGGGGATGGAGTAGTAGGAATTTGTTGTTATGATAATTTAATAGCTTCTGCAAGTAGTGCATCAAATAATGTTATTAATGGGTCATCTTCTCCTTATAATGCAGCTTATGGTTATAAAGAAGATGGAAATAAAGTAGTAGTTCTTTCTAGCGGAGCAACTACAAGTTCACAAGGAGATGCTCTTACAACTAATTCTGTAGTAACAGTTAGATATAATGCAGATGATAATGAAATTACATTTTTAAAAGATAATGTAGCTCAAGGCAGTGCAGTTTCAACTGTAGCAAATTTAACATATTATGCTTTTATAGCTAGAGAAAGTAATTATAATATTACTATGCATTTTGAAGAAGGTAAATTTCCAAATACAATTGGAACAGGAAATAAAACTCTTAGTTCTTCAAAATTAGGTACTCCTGCTAACCAAGGAATAGATTTTTTTAATGTTGTTGGATATACTGGTAATGGAAGTACTAACAATATCACAGGAACAGGATTTCAACCTGATTTAGTAGCAATTAAAAGTAAGACTTCTGCTTCTCCTGATGATTGGGGAGTTTATGATGCCATTAGAGGAACAACAAAACAATTAAGTTTTAACTTACCTGCAAATACAGGTGACGCTGATGAACAAACAGAAAGCACTGGTCTAACAGCTTTTGGATCAGATGGTTTTAGCGTAGGAGCATTATCCGAAATAAATACAAACACTGCTACTTTTGCTGCTTATCAATGGTTAGGACAAAATGGTACAACATCTATTGGAGCCTCTGGTTCTAGGATTGCTTCAACTGTAAGTGTATCTGCGGCAGGTAACTTTAGTATAGTTTCTTGGGAAGGTAGCGGCTCAAATGCTACGGTAGGTCATGGTTTATCAGTTGCACCTGAACTTGTTTTTTATAAAAATCGTAGTACTACAGATAATTGGGTTGTGTACTGTAATCATTTATCTAGTGATGATCATTTTTTACTAATAGATGATGTTGCTGAATCAAACTCTAGTGGTTCTACTATGTTTAACTCAACTGCTCCTAATACTTCAGTATTAAGTGTAGGATCAAATAATGCTACAAATAAATCTGGTGATAATATGATTGCATACTGCTTTGCTTCTATAGCAGGTGTATGTAAAGTAGGAGTTTATGAAGGTAATTCTAATGCTAATGGTCCTTATGTTGCATTAGGATTTACTCCTGCTACCATTATATGGAAAAATATAGACTCCACTGCTCAGTGGCCAATACTAGATAATAATACTAATTCAACTAATAGTGGAAATCCTTTTGTTAATTGGATGCTAGTTGATAGTAATGGAACAATGGGTGGCAGTGGTAGTTTTGATGTAGATTATTTGGCAGATGGTTTTAAACCTAGATTAAATTCTAGTGGTAATAATCAAAGTACTGTGATTTATTTAGCTATGGCAGATATAGGTGGGAATGGAACACTACCACCAATTTACGGTAGATAGGAGTAAAGTATGTGGGCAAGAATTATAGATAATAAAATTGTACAGACTATTAAACATCCAAAATCAATTGTAATAAATGATGTTCAATATTCTAAAGCAATTTTTAGTTCGGCTTGGTCAGATAATCAACGTAAAGAAATAGGAATTTTACCTTATGAATATTCAGGTTCTTTAATTGATAATATGTTTTATTATACTGTTGAATCTACTCCTGATATTCAAGAAAATAAAGTTGTTATTACAAGAACAAAAATTGCTAGAAATATTTCTGATATTAAAAATACAATGAAAATTCATGTTAATAATGTTCTTAAAAATTATTTAGAACAAACTGACTGGATTATAATTAGGGAGCAAGATAATGGTACTGCCCAACCATCAGACTTTGCTAAATGGAGAGATGATCTTAGAGTCAAAGCTAAAGCTTTAGAAACTGCTATAGATAGTAAAGGAGACGTTGCTGGTTTGGAAGCTATGACAATTTCTACAGAAGACGGAAAAATAGCAGAATTTAATGATTGGCCTCGTAATCCAAGAGAACTTGAATAATGTTATATAAAGTATTTTTTTTAATAAGTTTTATTTTATTACCTATTTATGCAAATGCTGAAGAAACATGGTCTATAGGAGATGAAGTAGCAGCATTCTTTGTTTGTAAACAAGAAAAAGATATAATGGATTTGGTTTTGGCAGATTCTAAAAGTCAAGAATCTTTTGCTGGTAAAATTGTAGAGAAAAAAATTAATCAAGATTGTATAAAAATTTTTCCTCCTATGAAATTTAAAGTATCAGAAATTATTAGTAGTTATAAGGATCATAGAAAAATAACAAATACTGTTTTAAAAGTAAAATCTTCTATTAATGATATGCTTGTAGGATACATTATTGTTAAGGGAATCCCTGCTACACCAAAACAGAACTCTTTATAAGGAATTTAAGAATGGCAAGTACATTTACAACTAATATACGCCTTACTAAACAAGGAGATGGAGAAAATCCTAATAGTTGGGGGCAAATATTAAACGATGGTGTTATTAGTTTAACTGATGAAGCTATTGCAGGTATAGCTACTATCAGTGTAGGATCAACTACTTCTGTTACTTTAACCTCAAATAATGGTTCAGATGATCAATCTCGATCTGCTATTTTACATATTAAAGGAACTGTCGGAGGAGCGCATAATACTATCTCACTTGTTATTCCTGGTAATACTAAACATTATTTAATTAATAATGCAGTATCTGCTAATACTACTGCTAGTGATATTATTAAAATTAAAACTGCTGCTGGTGATGGATATGATGTTCCTTTTAGTGGTATAGGATGGATTTATTGTGATGCTACTTCAGTTAAACCTGTTAATACTAAGTCGTTTAATTTAGGAACAGCAGCTAGTGCGGATATAGGTGTATGTGCTACTAATGTACCTGATACATCTTTAGCTGATTTACGATATTTAAGAACATCTGTAACTGTTAATACAACACTTTTAGGTACAAAGACTATACGAGATGGTCAGTTTGTTATTGATACATCTGCTAGGGCTGTTAATCCTATAACTACATTAACAGACGCTGCATCTATTGCTGTTGATTTTTTAGTAGGTAATAATTTTTTAGTTACACTTGGAGGTAATAGAACTTTAGCTGCACCATCTAATGCAACAGCAGGACAAACAGGTCTTATTTATGTTATTCAAGATGGTACTGGTAATAGAACTCTTGGTTATAATACTGTATTTAAATTTGTAAGTGGTTCTGCTCCTGTTTTAACAACTACAACTAATGCAGTTGATATGCTTGTATATAGTGCTAGAAGTGCCACTACTATTGATGCTGTAATGTTACATGACTTTAAGAGATAGCAAATGACAACTAAATTAGTTAAACTTGATTTTCCTCCAGGTATATTTAAGGAATCTACTAAATATGCTGAAAGTGGAAAATGGTTTAATGCAGATAGGGTTCGTTTTCGGGATGGAAAACCTGAATGTCTTAGAGGATATAAAACTAAGATAGATGATACTTATGATGGTATTGCTAGAGATTTATTGACTTGGGTAGATAATGATCAAACCAAACGAGCTATGTTTGGAACTGATAAAAAATTATTTGAGTTTCATGGTGATACTTTATTTGATGTAACACCATTAGCATCTACAGTAACATTAGCAAATTGTTTTGGTACTTCAGCAGGAACAACTAGAGTTTGTGTTTCAGATAACGGAAGTAATACAAAAGCAGGTGACTTTGTAAACTTTACATCAGCAAGTACTAATCTAGGTGGTAATATTAATTTATCTAATAATACGTATGAAATTGCTTCAGTTGTAGATGCTAATGTATATGTTATTAGTGTTACTGATGCAGCAGATGCTACTAGCACACAAGCAGGAAATGCTACACTTAATTATTTAATTACAACAGGAAATGAAGTAGCTAGTCCTGGTCTTGGATATGGAGCAGCTAAATTCCAAGCAACAGTATGTGCATCTCAAACAAGAGCTTGGAATGAGCCTACATCAGCATCAGCATCAGGATTAGTTAGACAGATTACGCAATGGAGTTTAGATAATTATGGAGAAGATGTTGTAGCTAATAGAAGGAATGGTCCTATATTCTTTTATGATACTGATGTATCAACTTCTCCTGTACGTTTAACTACAGTAACTAACTCTCCTGCACGGGTAGATTCAGTTTTAGTATCACCTAATGATAGACATATTATTGCTTTAGGCACAAATGATTTATCAGGAAATTATAATCCACTATTAGTTCGTTGGTCTGATACAAATAGAAAAGATAATTGGACTCCTTCAGTTAGTTCTAATTCTGGAGATAATCTTTTAACAGACGGTACAAGAATTGTTGGAGGAGTACGTTCTCGTAATGGAGTTAATATTTGGACTGATAATGCATTATGGAATATGTCTTTTGTTGGTCCTCCTTTTGTATTTAAATTCCAACAGTTAGGATCAAACTGTGGATTACTTGCTCCTCATGCTGCTGTAGATTATAAAGGAGCATCTATTTGGATGGGGCATGATAATTTTTATACCAATGATGGACAAGTTAGAGTTCTTCCTTGTACCGTTAGAAAGCATGTATTTGATGAATTAAATTTAAGTCAAGTTGATAAAGTTTATGCAGGAATAAATTCAGAATTTAATGAAATCATCTGGTTATATCCTTCTAATAATACTACTAATAGTGATTGTGATAAGTATGTTATTTTTTCACCAGAAGGAAATTATTGGACTATAGGAACTACGTTATTTACAACCTTTGCAGATCAATATGTATTTGGTAATACAATTACAACAGGAGCATCTGTAGGTGGAAATAACCTTTATGATAATGAACCTGTTGGAATTAATTTACAAACAGGATCAGGAAGTGCATTAACTTCATTTATTGAATCTGCTACTTTTGATATTGATGATGGTAATCAATTAATGTTTTTAAATAAAATGATTCCTGATTTTGATTTAACAGATGGTAATATTAAATTTTCTATTACTACTAAAGATTATCCTGAAAGTACGGCATCAGTTACAAAAGGACCATTTACAATTACTAAGTCTACACAGAAAATAGATTTTAGAGTAAGAGGAAGGCAAGCCAGTATTAAAGTTTCTACTAATTCAACTGAAGCTAAATGGAGATGGGGTGCAGTTCGTGTAGCCTTTCAACCTGATGGAGGAAGGTAATGGCTCGTTATCCTGATCTTCCTTTTCTTATAAATATTACACAAGAAGAAACTAGAAAAGTTTATCAAACTTTAGAAAAATGGGGAGCAGCTTTAATTAATCAGCTTGATTTACGAGATCAAGAAATAGAAGCAGCACCTACTACAAATATTTATACAGTTGTTACAGTAACTAATATTGGGCGTCCTAAAGGGGGAGATATTGCATACTCTGCAAGCAGTGGTAAATTTAAGGGTTATGTAAGTACTGCTGCATCTACAACATGGAAAGATTTTAATTGATGACTAATGAAGAATATTTTAAATTTGTTAATAACAGCACCTTGATTAGTAATCTTAATCAAGGACAAATTATGTTACCTGAATTATATAATATTCAACAAAAGTTTCATCCAATTCAAAATGTATCTAGTATAAATAATAATCCACAATCTAATTATACTTCTTTTGGAGATAGCTATGCGACCAACAGATAGAAACTTTGAAGGCTTTATGGATGTAAGAGATATGCTTCAACGTCCTGATGCTTCTAAACGAATGGTTCAAGAAATGACTGCTCGACCTACTAGACAAAGAGTAGTACCACGTACTCCTTCTAGTAGACCAATGCCGCCACAGCGTCCTTCAGGTGTACCACAGCGTCCTCCAGGTGTACCTGCAAGAAAGAATCCAGAGCATCTTAAAGAGGAATTTCTAAAAGCAGCACTTGCAACAAAGCCTAATATATTTGAGGAGGCTATAAAAAATGAAGTAGCTATACAGAATGATATGCTTAAAACTGGTTTACAACAACTTGCAATGGCAAAACAAGCGCATAATAGAGTTACTAGAAATCAACAAGTACCTGTTATAAATAAATCTTGGGGTGGATTTTTAGATTTTGCAAAAGATGCCGCTGTAGGGACTATTAAAAATATAGGTTATGATTTTGGAGCAGCAGCGATTGGTTCTCTTGTAGATGCAACTGGTCTAGAAGGATTAAGTGATATAGCTAATAGTGCGATAGGACAAGGGCTTATACGAACAGGTTTACAAGGTGGTTTACCTATTTTAGAGGAAGAACTATTTGGTACTACTGTTTTAGGGGGTTCTCAACACCCAGATCATTGGTTATATGCAGGTTTGGAAGGTCTTAGATATGGAGAAGAACATCGGCGTAGACATCCTGATGAGCCTATTGCAGGAGCATTGTGGTTAGATGAGGAAGACCCTGAAGAAAGAGAAATACTTAGAAAAATGAGAGATAGGCAGAAAGAAGAAAGAGCAAAGCCTTTTTACCAACAAGTAGCAGGAAGAGCAGGTTTGGGTAAAACAGTTTCAGGAGGATCGAAAAAAGAAATAAGAGATGAATTGAAAGGAAAACTAGGTACAGGTGTAGTACCTTTATTAACAACTATGGAGAAACACTCTCAGCCTGAACAACCAGATACAGCACCACAAAAAATACCTAAAAGTAAAAATATTGCAAAATTACCTGATGAAGTTGGTGGTCAAAGAGGTGTATCCCGAAGTCCAAAATATACTGGTCCTCCATTAACAGAGAAGCAACAAAAAGACTTAAGAACAAAAGGTTTTATTACAGTTACTGATAAGTCTGGAAAGAAAATAAGAATAACGAAACAAGATTTAGTAGGTAGTGTAGTATACCGAACTCGCGAAAAACCAGTACGTGCTACTCAATCAGGAGGATTAGTCTCTCTAGCTAGAAGTGGTCCTGTACATATATCTCAACATCCTCAATATGATAAAATAGGTTTAACTCCTGCTGAAAAAGGATCGTTAGGTGATCCAACTTTTGCTTATCAAAATGCTCAATTTCATAAACTGTTCCCAACTGCTGCTGTTGGACCTACGCAATCTGCAACAGAAGGTGATGCATATCTGACTCCTGCTATTGGTGGAGTTCGATCTAGTCCGCGTGTATTTAAAGAATATATGAAATGGCTAGATAGCATAGGAGGCGCACAAAATTTAGACCCAAGAGCGGTTAGAAAAGGTATTTTAACAAAATCACGCCATGAAGATGAATATTCTGACGAAAATACTTTTGATGTTGAACAATATTTAGATGATAAAACTTCAGGCGCATATGCAGCGCGTGCAGGAGCTTTTCTTAATCCATTTGGTCATAACTGGAAGAATGAATGGAGAGCAATGAATAGAGGTCGCGATCCGTTTGGTAACGATTTAGGACCAATGCCTTCAGCATTAGAAAAAATTGCTCCATTACTTTCTTCATCCTCTGATATTAGAATAGGATTTGGTAGTAGCATTCCTGTATCACAAGCATTCAGGAGTTTATCTGGAGATTCTTCAGGATTAGCTACAGTATTATCTAAATTTGGTCCTAGTGCAGCTAATAGAAATTTTGTTTTAAAACTTCTTGGTGCTGATACTGAAGAAGATATTGACGAATTATTAGAAGAAAATGAAGAGCTAAAATCTGATTTGCTTGAACCATTATTTACTGATCTTAAATTAACACCAGCAGCTACTGGTGGTTCTGTTAATTTAAAAAGAGGAGGTTCTCCAAAACAAGAAACCATTATGAAAAAACATTTTTCAGGTTTGATTGGTGGAGAAGGACATGGAATGGAAGATAATGTTCAAATGCCTATTGTATCAGATGGACAACAAATAGCTACATTAGCAGTAAGTCCTGATGAATATGTATTTGATGCTTATACTGTAGCTGCTTTAGGAAATGGTAGTGCTAAAGAAGGTGGTAAAATTTTAGATCAAGTTGTAAAAGATATTAGAGCAGCAGCTTATGGAACAGATGATCAACCTAATGAAATTAATGGTTCTGAAGAATTAAAAATAAGTTTAAGTGGATTAGCATAAAGGATATATACGATGGCATCATCAACTTTAGGAACAGGATTTTTTCAACCACAGGCTCGTCCAGGTGGTGTAACGATTGCTACAGAACGTCTAGCGGAGGAAATTGGTCCGTTCATGAAAGACTATCTGGAGCGAGAAGCTGCACTGGCTACGCTTCGGACTGAGGGTTTTCGTGATGAAGAAACTGGAGAACTTGTTCTTGATCCTGTAACAGGTGAACCTATTGATCCAGGTGGTTATAAAGCTTTTACAGGACCGACAATTGCTGAATTTACTCCTGAACAGTTAGAAGCTCAGAGAGGATTAGCGGGTCTTGCAGGATTTGATATATCTATTGATCCTACTACAGGTGAACGTGCTGTAACTCAAACAGGTCCAGGTATTACAGCAGATCGTTTTGCTGAAGCTGAAGCTTTAATTCGCGGACAACCAGAAGAATTTACAGGAGATGTTGCAGAAAAATTTATGTCTCCTTTTCAACAAGCTGTTGTTGATATTGAAAAAAGAGAAGCGCAACAAAAGTTTGAACAAGAAGTTTTACCTAAAGTACAAGCTGCTGCTATTCAATCAGGATCGTTTGGGGGTAGCAGGGGCGCTTTATTAGAAGCAGAAGCTTTACGAGGACAAGGACAGCTTCTAAGTGACATACAACGTAAAGGATCACAGGCTGCATATGATCGAGGATTAAAAGCTTTTGAAATGCAGAAGGGTAGAGAAGCTGCCACTGCTCAAGGACTTACAGGATTAGCTACTGGTGAATTTGGACAACGAGCTAAAGAATTATCAGGTATAGAACGAGTAGGAGCATTGCAACAACAGCAAACACAAACTGCTCTTGATGAAGCATATAAAGAATTTCTTGAAGAACAGGCTTTTCCTGAAAGTGTTCTTGATCGTATGCAAGCAGCAGCATATGGTTTCCCTGCTATGAGACAAGAAGTTAGGCAATCACCTACTCAATTCGGTCCTTCACCATTTGCTAATTTAGCTTCTACTGTAGGATCAATAGGAGCAGGTGTGGGTAGTTTATTTGGTCAGTTAGGTGGTCAGAGAGCAGCAGCAGCAAGACCTGCTGTACGAAAAAGAGGTGGTCTTGTTTCTCGTCGTGATGGTGGACTTGTTCCTTTAGTACGAAGACAAACAAATGACCAAGTAATAAGCACAGAAGAATTTCATAAGCACCATGATGTTTTGCCTAGTCTAAATATACAACATTTACAAAGAGTTTTAAACCCTGATGAAAGTCCTCAAGCTAGGTTTCGACGAGCCATAGGTGCTAAAGAAGAGGCTAGAAAAGAAGCTGCTATTCAAAGAAAATTATTAGAAGATAAATATGCACAGCTTGGTAAAAAACAAAGTGCTATGTTTGATAGAGAACAAGCAGATATTGATCAAGTTACTCCAATGAGTAGATTGTGGATAGCTATGATGAATATGAATCAAACACCTAAAGAAGGTTGGGAATTTGCTCCTTTTGGTGCAAATCTAAAACGCACGGCAGAAAGTTTAGTGCAATCAGAAAAAGATTTAAAAACTCGTCAGTTAGCACTTGATCAAAAAAGAGATGCGGCAGCTATTGAAAGTTTTAAAAGAGGTATTGGAAGAGATAAAGAATCAATTGAAAGACAATTATCTGAAGCAGACGAAGCTATAGACCTTTTAAAACAAGAACAAACGTTTTCTCAGGCAGAGCGTACAGGAGAAAGAGAGGATGAGAAACTTGATTTAGCAAAATTAACTCAAAAAACTAATGCAGAATTAAAAGAGCAAGAGTTATCAATACTTAATGATGCAGAATTTAATAAATTAACAATAGCAAGGCTTGACAGAGCTAGAAAAAATAGAAAAGATAATAGAGATTTTAATTTAAAACTTATTAGGTTAGATGTAGAAATTGCCGATCTAGAAGCGAAGATAGGTAAAACACAGGCTGAACTTTTAAGTGATTTCGAGTTTAAAGCGTTACTGGCTAGTGGTGAGTTTAGGTTAGCTGAAGAGGCAGCGCGACGAGCAGGTATAGATATAAGTACTATAAACTATTTAAGAAATATGCTAAACCAAGATGTAGGAAAGGGTGGACAACAAGAAGAGACTAAGAAAGAGTTGCCAGTAGCTCCTGTTCCTTTAAAACAAGGTATTACTTCAATAAAAGAACAAGCAGCAAAATTAAAAAACCAAAAGTAGTAGGTAAAATATATGGCTCAAAAAAATATTACATATGAAGGATTGCAAAAAGATTCTGATTTTATATCCTCTGCTTATCATAGTTTAAGAGCATTAGGAGAAAATCCTTCTCCAACTAATCCTAAAGAAATTGTAGACACGTTTTTAACTAAACGTCGATGGTTTAATGCTAATTTAGGTGCTACAGTTAATCAATCACGTACAATTCTAAATGACTTTTCTCCTGATTTATTAACTTTATATCAACATGCTGTTGATAAAGTAGACGCTATGCCTAATTTTGGAGAAGGTGCTGCATCTGAATGGGAAGCTGTTGGTGATTACATATATGCTGGTATTACTGATCCTTTTAATATTCTTTCAGGTTTAGCCTCCTTCTTTACTTTTGGAGGAGCAGGTGCTGCTGGATTAGCTACCAAAGAGGGAGTTAAGTTAGGATTTAAAAAAGGATTAGAAGCTAAAATAAAATCTTTAATATCAAAAGAGGGTAGACAACGGTTAGCACAAACAGGAAAAGTTTTAGCTGTAGAAGGATCAACAGCAGGTGCAGGAGAAGCTTATCGTGAAAATTTAAATCAAGATGTAGAAATAGCTACTGGCAAAAGAACAGAAAAAGACTATGGAGATATAGCTTTACATGGAGTTGTGGGAACCGTAGCTGCTCCTATTATAGGGGCTACTGCTAGTCAAGGATATAAAGCAGTAAAAAATGCATTAGGTTCTGAAATAATTAAACAGGTATCTTCAGAAGTTGCTGAAAGTGTAGGTACTCAACTTAGTAAAACTAGGTTAGGAGAACAAGCTGTTGACAAGATAAGCCAAATTCCACAGATTACTAATACATTAATTAATAATATTATACCTTCTGCTCAACGTGATGAACTAAGTACTAGAGTTTTTGAACGTATAACTGGAGAAACAAAGCCTTTAGAAGAAGTTGCTGAAAAAATTTCTATTAAAATGGACAAAGAAATTAAAGCTAATTTTCAACAAGAGGGAGATGTAGCTTTAATAAATAAAGCAATGGAAGGTAATAGACAGGCTTTAACTACAATAGGAAATAGAAGTGTTGAGTTGCAAAATACAATTAAAGAATGGCAAGAAACTGTAGGGCAGCTTCAAGATATTGCTGGTGCTGGAAAATTTATTAGTGCAAAAATTAAAGGGCAATATAAATATAATCCTGATAAGCCATATGCTAGAGATATTTATGATAGATATATATCTTCAAGAAAAGAACCATTTAATAAATTTATTGAAGACAAGCCTGATTTACTACAAGAATTACAAGAAGAACTATTAGCTGATGCTGCAACTAAAGATAAAAAATGGGCAACAAAAGCTAATTTAATAAGAGATGATGAATTAAAACCTGAAATTGATATTGATAAATATGTAGAAGAATTTGCTAGAAAACAATACAACTCTGTATTGAACAGGAAAAAAAAGCTTGGTCCCTTAGATAAAAGAAAAGAAATACCTAAAGCAGTACAGGCTATTTGGGGAAAGAACAATCAACCTGCTATTCGAGCTTTAGAAACTGCTAAAGGTATTGTAGACTCTTCTACTCAAATGAGACTTGCTTCTTCATTAGCTGAAAGTTTATTAGCTAGAGGAGTTGCTAAAAAAATTACAGACGCAGATGGACCACCACCTAAAAATATGGTTAAATTAGTATCAGGATTTGATCCAAAGGGTAAAGTATCTGATGCTTTATCTCCATTTGCATTGACTAAAAACATTTTAACTAAAGATATTAATGAGATTTATATTGATAAAAATCAAGCAACTATAATTAAAAATTTAGTAGAAGGTTTTGATTCTAGACTTTTTGATAAATACGAAGGAATTGGGTCTGGATTTGTACAAAGCGTAGGTAATGTTTTATCGGCAGCACAAGGTCGATTAAAAAAAGCTAAAACTATTTATAACCCTTATGCTCATATTCGTAACGCCACAGGTGCTGCTTCATATGTTATTGGTAGCGGTAACTATGGAGGACTAAAAGATGTTGTTGAGTTTTATGGAAAAAATATAAAAAATCCTGAAGCTAGACAAGAGATGTGGGACATGATGGCTCGTATGGGTTTAAAAGGAAGTCAAGTAGAATTAAATCAAATATTTACTAGACTTGCTGAATTAGATAAAGGTCGTGGCAATATTGCTGAAGAATTTGCTCTTGCTGTAGGAACAGGCGGACAAAATGTTGTTGAAAAAATTCCTGGTATAGATAAAACAATTAAAGGTCTGGAAAACATGTATATGTTTACAGATGATTTTGCTAAAATGGCAACTTTTTTTCGGGAAAGAAAACGGGCAACTAAAATATGGGATAATTTTTCTGATGAAATAAAACAACAAAAAAGAAAAGAGTTTAGTAATGCTTTTTTAGGTGGTAAAATAATTCCAGGTGAACAAAATGCGTTAGCTAAATTTGATAAAGAATTATTGGATGAGCAAGCTGTTGCGAAAGCTATGCAACTTGTTCCTGTTTATTCAAGAATACCTGCTCTTGTTGAAAAAATGAGAGGTCTTCCTGTTTTAGGAAACTTTGCTGCTTTTCCTGCTGAGAACTTACGTAATAAATATAATTTATTTAAAATATCAGGACAAGAAATACAAGAAGGAATTGCTACAGGAAATAAATCATTAGTTAATGCAGGATTAAACCGATTAGCTTCTCAAGCAGTTGTTGCAGGTTCAGCTTATACTGGTGCTTACTTTTATAATTTATATAATGATACACAAAAATATATGCCAACAGTTAGAAATACTTTAGCTGAGTGGGAAAGAAACGGTGCTATAACAATTAGAAAAGATAATAAAGGTAAAATTTATTATCAGAATCATAGTTATTCAAACCCTGATCAATATACATTAGATTTTATTATGCCCTTTATTTTAGATATGGGAGAAGGAAGAAACATAGATGAGTCTTTATTTGATACAATAACAGGTATTGCTTCAAGACAATTAGAACCTTTTTTTGGAACATCTTTAGCTGTACAAGGAGCAAAAGATTTATATGATTATGCTGATGCTGATAATTCTCAAAAAGCAATGGCCGCTTTAGGTGCTTATTATAAAACAGTGGAGCCTGGATTTGTAAAACCTATTAGAGAGTTAGCTTTTGAGTCTGGCTTTGCTGATTCAAATGAATATTTATCAACATTAGATAGAGTTTTAAAAAGAACACTTCCAGGAGAAAAACAACTACGTCTTAAAGATACTACATTAAGAGAAGATTTACGTAGACTAGGAGTTCCTGGTGCTGATTTAGCTGCGGGAAAAGGAGAAAATGTTTCTGCTTGGGAAATTATGGCGCAAATAAATCCGTTTTCTTGGGGAATTAAAGAAAGAGAATTTGATCCTAGAAAACAAATTACTTATGCAACAAGAACTTTAGCTAGAAATTCTGAAAATGATTATGACGATGTTGTGACAGAAATTAATTCTATCTTTAGCGCTTCTGCTCAAAAACCTAATTTAAAATCTATAGAAAAAATGTATCGTGAAGCTATTGAAGAAAAATTTGGAGCGGCTCAACAAATATTTACACTTCATACTTCTTTTAAAGGATTTATGTCTCAACGTGAGTTAAGAGATTTAGCTATGGATAAAGTTGCTAGAGGGCAGCTAAGTAAACACGACATGAGCTATATATTAAGAAATCAATTTAATACTCCAAGATTATCGTTGAGTAAAAATTTAACTTCTACAATACGAGAAGCTAATAAAAATAGAGAGCGTAAAGATCGAATTGATCTTGTTGAGGTACGTAAGATTTTACGTAAAGTTGAAAGCGATTTTGGTGGTCGTTCTTTATCCCGTAATATAGAAGAACAAGAAGAAAAATAATGGAACTGGACGCAAGACTTTTAATAACATTAGGTGGGATGCTTATTAGTGTACTGACAAGCTTTATTGTTACTCGTCAAAAATGTATAGAATTAGAAGACGATGTAAAGAATATACAAAAAAATATTAATGAATTATTTGATTCATTAGAAAAGAATAATATTAGTACACAAGTAACTGAAAATAAGATTGGGGTTTTATCTACAATCTTATCACCTGATAATAGAGAAAAACTACATCGTTCTTTAGAAAGAATGCATACTAAAATAGAACAGCTTGAAGATTTTAATAGTAAAATTTATCACATGCATAATGGAAAACACCCACCAGTAGAGGACAAATAATGATTGACAATCCATATTTTTCTGTAGATGAAATGAAATGCAAAGGCACTGATGAATGCCATATGAATGATTCATTTATGGAAAAACTAATTAATATTAGAACAGAATTAGACAGGCCAATGATTATTAATTCAGCTTATCGACATCCTGCACATAACAGTGCCATAGGAGGTGTTAAAGATTCACCTCATATATTTGGTAGGGCTGTAGATATAGCAGCTATTGGTGAAGTAGCATATGATCTTATAAAATTAGGTATTAAACATGGGATGACAGGTATAGGTGTTGCTCAAAGAGGCGCACATGACCGTAGGTTTATACATTTAGACGATATGTCTAATGATACACACCCAAGACCTTGGATATGGAGTTATAAATAATGTACGCACTTCCTATAGATCAAAGTGGATTAGCTGGGTTTATACCTACAGAGAGACAACCTAATAGAAGGCAGCGCAGAGCTATGTATGCTATGCAGCCTAGACAAAGGCGTATGCCTAGACGTATACAGCTTCCCCGTGGTGTTATGGGAGGTGGAATTATACCTATAATAGGAAGACAGACTAATGGTCAAATTATTTCTCAAGAACTAGGAGAAGCAGATGTTGTCTCTAATCCAATGGTTGTTGAGAGTGGATATGCAGAACCTATATCAATGTCAATACCAGAGGTAGCTATTGAGGAACATGATATAGAATCATTGATTCCTCAAACTGAGATAGGTGAGGCAGCATTTGGAGCAGGTATGTATCCTGAATTAGCAGATCAACAAGGAAATTTATATGCTCAACAAAGTTCTCCACTAGCAGCTATGGGTGAACAAGAAGGTCGATGGGATGCTAGTTGGCCTAGTTGGTCATCAGGATTTACTTTTGAAACTCCTTACACAGGGAAAGTGGGTCCATTTCTCACAGGGTCTGGTGTGACATCGGCTGTGGTTAGAGGGTCTTTACCCCAGCTTATAGGTAAAGGTGCTGCTCAACACGTTGCCCCATTGGTAACACCAGCAGTAAAAGCTGCAATGGGAGAAAAAGTTACTGGAAAAGATTGGACATTTGCTGGACTAGGATTACTAGCATCTTTATTTTTTCCTGCTTTCATGCCTATACTTGGTCTTATTAGTTTTGTTACTGATCTTATGGACCCACCAAAAACAGAACCTGAAAGTGTTCTACAAGAAGGTGTAGATTTACCTGGATTAGCAGGTCCAATAGAATTAGCTACGTCTGGATTAGGATTAGGCATTACCCCTGATGTATTCTATGATGCTTATGCGGAACCAGGAAATCCATATACTGTTATAGATGAAAATATAGGTTTTGGGCAGCTTCCTTCTGGTTGGGAAGCTGACTTAGCACAAGCTATTGCGGCACAAGAAGAGGGAACTTTCAACCCATATAGCGAATCCTTTGTACCAACTCACGAAGATATGTTTGGTGTTGTCCAACCAGAGGATTTCAATCTAGTGAGGGATAGAGGAGATGTAATGTATGGAGGACTAACGCATACTGGAGGATTTGCGGATGCTCAAGGACTCACTAGTATAGTACCACAATCAGTACCACAATCATATAGTACATCACTACCAGATCACCTTTATGGTGATCAAGCAAAAGATTTTTTTGATATGTCAAAAGAAGAAGTTGACGCATACTTTAAAACAGGTTTTGCATCTTATGAGGACGTACCTAAAGGAACATTCGCATGGCATGGAGGAGGTTCTTATATTGATGAACCTGGAGATTTTTATCCTGACTTTACTGCGGACTTTACTGCGGAAGCAGAAGGTGGTTATGGGATTGATCCTGATTAAAACTTACACTTTTTAATTAGATCATCTATTTTATCTTTACCTAAAGCTTCCATATAGCTAACAATTTCTTGCTCAATTGTTTCAGTAGAGAGGTGTGTAGTTCTATCTGACTTCGCACCTCTTACTCTGGATAAAAGTTCTAATGCTTTGATTGCACTATTGGTATGACCATGAGTAGCAGCAAAGGTATACTGAGATTCCAGTTCATCAACAACATCAATATCAGTAACAAGTTCGCTTTCCAGTTCCTCAATTCTGGTTACGACTTCATCTATCTGTAATAATCTATACCCCTGATTATTAGCAGACTTCTCAGAATACCCTGCTGCCTTTGCAGCCTCTGTTGCATTACGATGCAGTACATAGGCTTGTGCAAATTTTTCTTGTTTACTATTTAACGACATAATAATTTAACAATCCATTAGCTAAGATAGCAATTGATACAGCATTAATAATAATCAAAGCTCGATCATTCCACATTAATGCTACAATCAACCATCCTGTTAATCCTATAATATGTACAAAAAGATTATAAGGAAAAATATTATTGCTTGTCAGCAGCATTCCAACTAATAGGATCAGAGAAGCTGCCCACTTGATATACCAATCCTTGGTGTGGAGTGGTGTCATCTTCTTCAGTGTACCCTCTTGGTCCTTTTCCAACACTTTCCCTTTCTATGTCATCATGATTAAATTCAGCCCAATATAATTCAAAAGCAACACCATCTTCTATTCCTTTAAATTGATGATATTCCCCAGGTTTTACTTTAGTATAATCTCCTGCTTTTAAAATAGTTTGGTCAACTAAATCATAAGAATTTTTCCATACTCTAATTAAAAGTTTTCCTCTTTCGACAAAGAAACCATTCCATTTATACTGGTGTTTATGTTTACTGCATTCACTATCTTTTTGAAATTCAATACGGTGAAATTCAAAAGAACTATTTGCACAGATATTTTCTGTAGTTCCCCATATTTTTCCTTCTTTCATATTAAATATCCTTTATTCAAAACATCCATTACAAAATTGATTTATTAAACATGCCCATGCAAGAAATGTTAAATAGCCTGTTACGCCTATAGCTAATAGGTAAAAAGATAATATTGAAATTACTTTCCAATTACGTAACTTGTGTAAATTATTTTTTATTTTCAATTTGTTTTAACCTTTCATTGTAATAACCTATTGTGGCAGTTTCTTTTATCACAGTAAATAAAGCTAAATGTACACAACCATTTAAGAATAAAACAGTTGCACACAATACCAGTATTTTCATTACCTTCTCATACTGTTTCGAGCCACGCCCTTAGATTTTTCGTATGAACGGGCTGCTCCCAATCCCAATAAAGCCATAACAAGACCCGTAAGTTCTTCTGTACCAAGAGTGGGGAGTTGAATTAAAGGATCATAGATAGTTAAAGCCCATGATGCCATTGGTCCTACAATGTATTGCCATGCCAAGGCAAAGGCACATATCCACATGATTGCAGGTCTAGCTCCAGCAACGAAAATAGAATCATGTTTGGCTTGTTCTAGATTGGTTTGTGCTTGAAGAGCATCTAGATTAATCAGTTGTGATCTAAGTTCTGCATCTAGTTTAAGTCGTAAGTCTTTGTCCTCAACAAATTTATCGAGAACTTTTCCTGCCACTCCTACTACTGAGTCTACAATTCCTAGCATGTTATTCTCCTCCTCTTATAATATAGTCTGTTAAGTGTCCTATTTTTTCACATAATAAATATGTCGTAATTCCAGGATAATTTTTCATTATATCTGCTACAAGAATAAACCACCATTCAGGATTAAATACACTAATGTGTACGTTCTCTCCATCTTCAAAATGTTTAGCAGCTTTAAAGCAAGCTACATTTAGAAAGACCATCTTGTTTGCATAAGAAAAAATCTCATTCAATACCCATTCTAAATCATCTTCATTAATATGTTCTAATACATCAATAGAAATAACTGCATCAAACTTACCTTCTGGTTTTTTAGAATGTTCTGGATATGCAGGATCATAACATTGATGATAGTTTAAGTTCCACAACTCTTGTAAAGGACGAGTAATACCTTTAGTCTTGTTATTAAGTAATGGTTCTACTAAAGAACATTCATCTGTATATAGTAATCCTTTTCCTGAACCATAATCTAATAAAGATTTACACTCATGTACAATAATTTTTTGGTGTACATTTGAAATATATTTTAATAAACTTTTCCCATTAAAATATCCTTTACCTTTAGCATGAATCTTTTCGTATTTTTCAACAAGCTCATTATATCGAGACGATGGGTTTTTTCTAGAAAAGTTAGTCATCAAACACCTCCTCAAATGTGGGCAGAGGACGTTCTGATTCTATAATTTTCCATAACTCTGCTACCATTGTTCCTTCACCATGAAAAGTAAAATTAATTGATGAGTTTTCATCTCTGAAACTACGCTCACAATCTTGTGCCATAGCTAATAGTTCTCCAGTAGTCCAGAAATCTGTATCATTAACTGTTACTTTCATGTACTTTGGTTTTGGTTCTTCATCTTCAGCACCTGTAGTTTCTTTCATTTGTTCCTCTGTAGGTTCTTCCATAGAACAATCGAAACCAAATAGATGCATCTCTCTAAAGCCCATTGTATTCATGATACCAATAGACCTCATGGCTGCACATGTACCACCTGTAATCAAAGTAGAACCTTGAGGGATACCTAACTCACCTACCAAATGTACTTGATTATTGACAATCTGAACTCCTCGTTCATCTTCTTCTCTAAGAGATTCAGTAAAGGCGTGCCATCCATAGATATCAGCATTTTTAGATATAAGATATTCTGTAACAGAAGGATCAGTCATGGAAGCTACAAAGAATTTTGTATCAGGATCAACTTCCTTAAACAAATCTTTGCGTACAATACCATGTGTGCTTGTACCTGTAATAGGACGAGGATCAAGAAGAACACAAGCCCAAGGTTTAATATTATTAACAAGTAGTTTGTTATAACTATGTTTAACGCATACAACTTTACATCCTGGATTATCTTTAATGGTATCTTTAAGTTCTTTAATATCAAGATAAGGACCACCTGATACAATCAAGGCTGTTTTATTATGTGGACTGATACGATGCATAAATCTATTATGCTCAATCATTTTAAGATTAGATTTAATATTGTCTCTAATATAATCTTTTGATACACAATCTCTAGGATTAACTATTATAGGTACTTGTTTAAACTTTCGAGGTACTTCTGGTAATTCAGAATCATTTAGAATTAAGCATATATGTGCAATGCCTCCACCTCTTACATCATCTGATGATGGTAGAATAAGTTTTCTTATTCCTGTATCTTTATCATCAAAAGAAGTCCAACCTTCTTCATCTTCTTTACCTTCTTTAACTTTTGTTTCTTGAATAGATTCATATACTTTATTTACACCTTGATATTTTTCAATGACATTTCGTTCTGTATTATCTTGCATATAATAATTATCAAAAACAATAACCTTATTGTGTTTTAATTTTTCATATTCATTCTTTACAGTTTCAAAACTATTGCCTCCTCCGAGTAATACAAAGTCAGCGTCTTGTTTAGTTAATGTATTACGTGTATTACCTTTAAATAATTCAAAAGTAAAATATTTAGATTTACGTTTTAACATAATGTTAGCAAAATCAGTAAACCTTGTTTCGACTGCACTCATTTTATTATGAGCTTTAACATTAAATTCTTCTTCATCAGTTTCTGGAGTTGCTTCTTCAAATAAATCATAGCCAATATAATGAACGGTATTTGTATGTTCAAACATAGTCATAGCCATTTGAATAGCGCGACCACCATTCCAGGTTCCTGTTTCTAAAATAGTTTTTTCAGGCTTGTAATGTTTCATAACATCAGACAAAAGTGTATACCGACTAGGAAGTATATCATGTGTAGTATCATCTGATAAAGAAATAAATCGTTCACCTTTCTCATCTCTAATATTTTTTAGAGAAGAAGCATCTGCTCCTTGGAAATGTAAAAACATAGAAGATAAAGGAGATTGTTCAAAGGCAGAAAAGTTTTCTGTATTAGCATTCATTCCTAGATTAAGAACCTTTAAACCATGTGCCTTATAAATTGTAAGGAGTCTAGTAAAAATAAAAGAGTCATGCCACTCTCGATAATTAAATACTTCACCTGAAATATATGCTCCTCGTAAATCACCTAGTAAATCTTGAGTAGCTTTGCTATTAAGATTAAAAGCCATGAATGCTCCTTCATGATACTCTTGATCAGAGCGTTCAAGGCAAACAATATCAGCACCTTCTGGAAGAAGAGCTAATACATCTTTAGTTGTCATACGTTTTAATGTGTAGGAATCTGCATCAATCCAGATAAGCCAACCAAGACTTGTTGTTGCTGGTAACATATCATGTTTAGCTATTAGATCAAATGCAGATTCCGTTAGGGCAAATACTTTATGTGACCAACGTAATGCATCTAGCTTCCAATTATAATCTACTGTCTTTCCTTCAGTACCATTATGTTTACTAAAAGTTTTATGAAATGTTTCATAATCTGACACATCATGCAGAGACTTAAAGTCAATGTGTTTAACATCAGGCACTATATAATTTTTTAAATCAAGATCATGTGTATAACATGTAAGATTAATTTTAGGTTCCCATTTATCTAAGACTGATTCTAAAAATTTATATGAAGTATCGACAAATAAATTTTCATTAAAAGAAGTTACAAAATTAAGGTTGGTCATGTGTATTATTATTCCTTATAAAAAATATTTATGTACATCTTTTTTGAGTACACCTATTGTTTGAAGATAACTAGCATCATTGTTCCACTCTGCTGCATACTTCCCATCCATTTCTCTTTTACATTTCCAATTATAAAACCAGGGTCCACCTGTTGTAAAGTGAACATTCTTAGGTTCTAGTTCTTCAGGTGAATGTCCATCAAGCCAGTTCCATTCTTCATGAATTGAACCTATATCTGCTGGCTTATCAGGCAACCATCCAAACTTATGCAAGTATTGTCCTGTCTGTGTGTTTACCACATGCGGAGTAAGCATTTGATTTTGAGGGTGTTCGCAATTGAACAGCATGAGACTCGACCAATTCTTTCGGTAATAATGTTCCTGTTTTTGGTTATCCATCTTTGTATTATCTTTGGGCGTATACTCATGCTTAACACAATAAACAGCATGAAAAGGATCGTTGTATTCTTCAAACAATTCACAGATATCACTCCTTGGATACATGTCACAGTCCATATATAAAGCCCAGCCTTGATACATGCTCAAGGCAGGAACTAAAAACCGTGTAAAAGAAAAGTCAGAGGAGAATGGTTTACCATCAATCTTATCAATCTTCTGTCCATTCTCTTCTGTATATTCTCGATTATATAAACCTATTTTTTCTAGTGTATTTTTTTTAAGTGGATATATATTCAGTGGATTTTTTGCAATCCTTTTTAAATTCCATTTAAGAATTTCATATGCAACCTCTTCTTTTGGATCATATCCTATATAAATATTATAAGTTTGATTCATAATTATTCCTCTACTTTAAATATCTGTGGTTGTTTTTCTTCAGGTAAAACAATATTAATTGTAATATCTAAGATACCATTTTTAAGTGAGACGTTTTCAACTACAGCATATTCATTTAGAGAAAATGTTTTTTCAAATTTACGGGAAGCAATTCCTTTTACTATATAATTTTCTACATCTTGAGAATCATCTGCACCTTTAATGGTTAGAATATTATCACTTAAACTAACATGGATATCGTCTGCTTTAAACCCTGCCAAGGCCAATAAAATTTTATAAGATGCGTCTCCATTCTTAATAATATTATAAGGAGGATACCCGTGATTGTTTACAATAGCAGAATGACTATGTTCGATGTTTCGTAGTAGCTTATCAAAACCAATTGACTGTTCAAAAAAACTATTCCACACATGGGAAGGATAATTTGGAAGTATCTTATTCATAATGTTCTCCTTTCGTTAGCAAGAAAGATAGAGAACCAGTTTTGCATTCTCTACCTTAGAAGAATTATAACATATTCTACACCAAATGTCAATGAAAATCTTTAAATCAACGCTATCCTATCTAGGAAGCTCGCTCAGAAGCTTTAGTATATTTCTGGTGGGTAGGTAGCCAAGCATGTCTTTAACCCTACTCAGCGGTCTTCTCAGGAGGTATTTTTTTTACCTGAACCAAGTATTTCCATGAAACAGGAAATAATTTGCTACATTTTTTATCAATCTCTTGAGCTATGAAATTTGTTTCTTCTTGTGCATCCTCTTTCAATCTTAAAGTACAAACTCTAGCAAATGCTACGATACTTCCTGACCAATACCATTCAGTATACATACTTTGTGGTAAAACCATACGTGCCATCTCAGGCGCTATGTTTTCTTTTAAAAGTTGTTGATATGTTTTTTCACATTGTTGTATAGCATCTTGATAACTATCTCTGATAGTACGAAATTGATCATCAATAATATTTTTTGAACTGCCTTGTTTTTTATCGTAAGGTTTTTCTCTCCAGTTATTAGGGTAATAAAATTTTGGTTCATAGTCTACATATCTACGACTAACTTCATTCCATACTAAACCTATTTGATGTTTACCTAATTGTCTGGCAACAAACAAAGGAGCTTCCATACGAAACTGAACAAAGCAATGAGCAAAGGGAGTCCAATGATTATGCTTTGCTAAATAAGATATAAGTTGTTGATCTTTTTTAGGCAATAAATTTTTTATTGGACCATCTTCCCAATCAGATTCTTTATTAAAAGAAACTCTGGCTGCATTCACGACTGTCAGGTCTGAACCCATATGATCTATTAAAGTTACTTTCATTTTATATTATTCCATATGAACTCCAAAGTCATCGGTAAAACCTGAATCAGGAAATTCTTCTACAGGTTCATCCACATCACCATGTAAATAACGTAACAATAAATCAATAGCTTCCAATATATGTTCATCTTTTTTAGGTACAACTTCTCGATATGTTTTAAGATCATTAATCAACACCCAATACATCTTATGCTCCGACATTTTTTTTGAAACAATTGATACTTTTAATAGGGGTTGCAGGACCAAACTGAGAATAAGCAAATGCTCTAAGTTCTGCAAAATTACTATATATGTGTTCATAACATTGCTCTATCTTTTTAAACTCCAGAACTTTGCCATCCTTAAACTCTACCTCCAAAGCATCGTCCGCAGTGGGGTCCAAAAGAAACATTAGAATAACTATCATATACATACTTTTACCCTCCAATATCTACTACCTCACACATACCACCTGAACAAGAAAGTTCTTGTGATCCAGTAGTAGTATCTCCTTTTTCATACTCCTGTAATTCAGTCCAATCTATAGAAGGTGGCATGTCTTTTAAAAATAATTTATAGTTTTGTTCATCAATATCTTGGTAGGGAGCTTGCTGATAAGAATGATCAGAAAAAGGTAAGAATGATATTCCAGACAGAGAATTAAAATGATCCCAACACCAAGAGCCTACTTGTAACCACTCATGTTCTTTCACTGATATCGTAACAGATGGTTTATGTTCACAATAATTATCAGCAATCTTTAACCATAATTCAAGCTGTTCAATTGCTGACATGTCATTACGACATATTGCATTGGTTGGACTCTTCATTGGAAAAGAAAAGACAGTTACACTATCAGGTGCTGTAAAGTCTGGTTCAGAAGGAATGCCTTTGTCTCTCATAAACATTGTCAATGGGTCTTTATTATCTCCTCTAACCGTTCTAATAAAGAATGGATTATGCCTAGCATGTATACCAGAAGCAGCATCAACAAGCTGAGACACAGTACCAGAAGGTTTAACACAAGTAACAGCAGCACTTTGTTTAATACCTATCTTCTCTGCCAGTTTCTTGTTAGTCTTAACAGCTACATCTCTCAACTGTTGTAGTGCCTCTGGTGTTGCATTGTAAACAGCGGGACAGTCCATGATACCTGTCAGTGATACACCTAATAGACGTTCATCTTCTGTAGTAGTTTTCCAACGCTTACGAATGTAACCAAAGTTAGTAAGAGTAGCTTGAAAAGTTCCAAGAATTGTTGCTAACTTAATTTTATTTTTTAAAGTATCAATCGTATCATCTGCTCTACATATAACTTCAGACAGATTACAAAATTGATACGGTCTAAGAATGATTTCGCAACAAGGATTAGTTCCAAAATCAACGCTGCCATCTCGTCTACCATTAGACCCTGCTTTATCTTGAGCAGATACTCGATTAAAAATACCTCGCTCTCCACTCTTACTTTCATATAGAGATAACCATTCTTTCATAAAGATACCCATGTCAGGCTTCTCTGTATAACAAACAGAATTATTAGCCAAGGCACGTTGTTGATTATCTACCCACCATTCGCCACTCTTCGCCATACGCATTCGTTCATCTGTTAGATTAGATAAAGATATCAAAGCAGACCTTCTGACTCCACCTACTACAACAACCTGACCAATCTTACACATGATATCATGACATTCAATAGATGTAAGCTTACGCCCTTGAGCTTTCTTAAAAGTTTGAATAGTAAAATCAAACAATTCTTCTAAAGGTTTAGGACCAGAAGCACGACCTCCAAATATTTTTAATCGTTCTCCAGCAAGACGTACTTTACTAGTATCAATCTTAGGTATTCGATTTGTATACAACAATGATATCAGATCGCGTAATCCTCTAGCCCATCCTTCTTTAGAATCTGCCACTGAAACAACATCATCTGTTTGTTCAAAAGGTTGATCAAGAATTGTAGGTAGTTTAGTAATGTACTGACGTTCAACTGAGAAGCCTACGCCTGTACCATTCATAAGAATATAAAGACATTCATCAAAAGATCGAGGAGAATCTATAGGAAGATAAGAACAATTATATCCTGCAATGTTCTCTCGTTTTAATGCAGGACCAGCAGTCATTAATGCTCTCATTGATCCAAGTATTTCTAGGTTTAACATTCCTCTCCGTAAATCAGCTAACTCTACACCAAAAAGAGAATAGGAATAATTTTCTTGCAGATGTTCTACCATAAAATAAAGATACCTATCAATAGTTTCTTCCCAGGTTTCTCTACGCTGTTCATCTTCAAGCCATCTAGAATAGCGTGACATATGAATAAACGATTGGTAATTTGTAGGTAAAGTTATCTGCTCCATAGTGTATTCTCCTCTATATTTTATTAATAAGTTTCTCAATGTACCATTGTGCTTTTTGCAAATCTTCTTTCGGTTTGCTTTTATGTTTATATCGAATTAAATATTTTAGTATATTACCTTTTAGATATCCTTGAAATTCTTCCTCAGTCATAGACATTTCCATAATATCTATTGCTTCAACACCCTGCATTCGATAATGCTTTGGACTATTAACTACATCATCCTTCATAGTAGATGGAGGACTGGTTGAAAAAAGAGTTGAGTTGTTTTCTAACGTCATCAATATCCTCGCGTTGTAATATTTTATAAGCAATAGCTCTCATAGCTATTGGGTTGATACCAGCAACATCACAAATATATTCAAAGTTTTCACATGTTACTCCAGAGCAAGTAAAGAACCAGGATCGCGCAGCATTTCTATCAATTTTAATATGAGTATGTTCATGCAGAGTTACTGGTTTAGTAACATCCAACAAAGCTCTAAGAATAACACCCATAAATAAAGAATGATACTCACTATTTTGAGTATCAGTGAAGATAGATTCATTAGTTATAGATGTTAAATTATTAATAATGTTTCTATAATTCTGGTTCATAACTTTCTACTGGTCTATACCATTTACCTCCTACATAATTGTTATAAAATGCTGGCTCATCGGTTCCTTCTAATACAGAAGCTAATACATTATATTTCATTTGATAATAACATTCATAATATCTCAAGCTTCTTTTATTTTTATACTCAGCCAGCATTTCAAATTTAAAATTTCTTTTACCTAATTTTTTTATATCTTCTGTTAATGATTTAGAAGAACCTTTATAAACTTTCCAATTGGATTGTTTGTCTTTTTTTCCTTTCTTATAATGCCAATATTGTTTACATCCTATATAAGCTTTGCCTGTTTTTTTATTTGTAATGATGTAAACAAATCCAAACTTATTTTCAATGTCAGGTTTACCTACAAATTTCCAATGCATCACCAATCCAGAATTTCTTCTACGTTAGGCATCTTAGAAACTTGCGTAAGATAGCGAGGGTTTGTTGCATAATCAAACACACGTAATCCTTGACCATTATTAGCATCCTTCCAACAATCACGCTTATAATCACAGTATATGCAACCAATATCCAGCTTGCGGTTCCCAGACTTACCATCAGGAACATCAGGATAGCACTTAGCTGGTGGAGTAGATTGATTAACCACATCTTTAATATATTTAACACGTTCTTTAGCATTAATCATTTCCATTGAGTGAACTTTAGATAAACATATCTCTCCTGTTTGTTTATTGATAGCCAAGAAAGCAGCTTGATCTAAACCATTAGCTTCTGCATAAGAAGATATCTGTGCGATATAACCAAAAGGATCATCAACAGATACATAATTATTTTTAAACTTATCAAATCCTTTACCTGATGCTGATTTACAATCAACAAGAACATCATCAATAATAGCATCCTGATGTCCTTTAATTCCTTCTATCTGAACTTCCTTCTGCTCATCAGAAACTTTATGTCCTGCTAAGGAAGATAAAGTAAGTAGCAGCTCTTCTAAAATATAACCATATAAAAATTTAATCTTATCTTTTCCTTGAAGCTGTAGTGTTTCCTTAACATTAGAATGAGGTGAAGCAGAATACCATTGTTGACGTTCAGGTTTACCTATAGCAGATAGTCTAAGAGAGTCTCTCCTACGTTCTTCTTCATAGATAAACTTTTTAAGATGAACTTTTAAAGCATCTCCAAACTTATCAATAATAATATCTACTTCATTATCTTCCATATCAGGAACAGAAGATTCAAACAAAGAGTAAATATCATTCACTAATGTGTCTATTGATTTCATAAAAAAAATAGGGGGAACCCTAGTTACCCAGAGTTCCCCCTTCCCTAGTTAGGATGAAAGAGGAATCATTTCCTCATCCATCGAGGAGAAGCCATCATCAACTACATCAAACGCATCTGATGCAGCACCACCATAAGGAACAAGATCAACAACTTGAACTGCCTCAAGGGAAGCAGAACGTCCCTTACGCTTCTGATATGTCCAATCATATGGACGATACAGAACATTTACAACAGACCCATTACCTACCAGGGTATTAAGTATTGGGCGCTTTTGTGCATCCAATACATCAGGAGCAGAATTAGCCTGTCCTGTACGACGATTTTTAACCTGACGTTTCAAGGTAATGAAGTCACCTCGCTCGTCATCCTTGTTTTTAATACGATCCTCAAGACCATCGGCAACTAAGTTTGCAATAGTGGACTCCGAAAGATTACCTACATCAATCTTCCATTCACCATCTTCATTAAAGGTGGTGTTTGGTGTGGTGATCGAAGCCCAATAAGCCGTGCCATTAATTACACCCATAGTATTTTCTCCTTATATGTTAGCAGATATCTCTGCATGGTTTCAAAACGAATTATACATGAAATAGTATTAGGTGTCAACAGTTATTTTTCTAATATGATATTTCCTTCTAATTTATTTATATCATCCATACAAACTCTTGAAATTAAATCCTTTCTTCCTTTACGTTGATACGCTGCATACTCAGCTAGATGAGTAGAAGGTACAATATTTTCTAAGTCAATCTTATCTTCACAGAACTCTATCAGTTTGTACCTATTGACTAATAAAAAATCAAACTCTCTTTCAAAGGCTATGTAATCTGCTTTACCATATAACCATCCAGGTTTACCTCTTACATTTTTAAACTCAATCCAAGTCCACGCATCATTAACTTCTGAATCTCCTCTGCTAATTTTCTTTCTAGCTTTCACATCTACACTAAAATTAAAATGATAACAGCTAATAAAAAAATCAATATGTTGGTTTATATTTTGATGTTTGTTTGCTTTATATACTTTAAACTGTTTTTTCTTTGCTACCTTTTCAAAAATACTTTCGGCTTTTTCTCCTATTTTAAAACTCTCGCTTTTTCTTAGTGTGTTTGTAGCCATGTGGTTCCTACCTTATGTTCACTATCCAAAGGACAATGTAGGTTTAAAGTTTTTGCTGTTTTAGTCATTGCATATTTAGTAATTTCTGTAAATCTTTTAACATCTTGATTAACTACTTCAAACTGATATTCATCATGAATACTCCCTACTAATTTAACATCAAGCCCTGAAGCATACACTTCAGCCATCATGTGTACAAGCCATTGTTTACATACTACTGCACCTGCACCTTGAATAAGAGTATTCAAAGCAGAGAATGAGTTTCGTATGTGTAATAGTCTACCATCAAGTCCTTTAATTAAACCTGATTCAGCAGCTTCTGTAACTTGATTACGAAGGTTACGTAGTTTAGGCATGTTCTTTAGAAAACGATCAGTAAGTTCTTGTCCTTCTTTAGCAGACCCGCCAACAACAGACCCAATCTTTGCTGGACCTGCACCATACATCAAAGCATAAATAAATGTCTTGGCTTGTGATCTTTCCTCTAAGCCAGCCATCTTCATGTTTGCTGTATGAACATCACCATTAACAACTTCATCAATGAAAGCTTGATCTTTCATATAAGAAGCTAAGACACGTAGTTCAAGACCTGAAGCATCTGTGCCTACTAACTTATGAGTGTGGGGATTACTAACGGTCCAAAGCTCACGACACTCAGTACCATAGGGAGAGTACGAAGCTGGCACTTGCGCCATATTAGGATTGTTATGTGCCATTCTCCCTGTGATTGTTTTGAGTGTCATTACTTTTCCATGAACTCTGCCTTCATCCCCACACTTCTCTATCCAAGATCGAATCTGGGCTATACGCTTCTGTAATAAAAGATAGCGACTGAACATTCTAGCCTCGTCCATGTCAATCTTAGATAAAACTTCATCATTAACTATTATGTTTCCTTTCTCTGTATATAGTTCTGGTTCCCATCCTCTATCTTGTAGAACAGTAGCAATCTGTTGGCGAGAACCAATATTAAAAGGAATGTATTTAGTTTTTGTTTTTAATTCTACCTTAGTAGGTGGAACCATTTCTTGTGCAGTATCAATTAATTCATTTGCTTCATCTTCAAGTGTAGCTAAAAGCGTCTGACCTTTTCTTATATTAAAAGCAAAGCCGTTACGTTCTTGCTGATCAATGATAGCACGTACTTTATATTCTAGTTGTTTAGATTTATTAGAAAATCTTTTACCTTCTTCTTTTAATACATCATACAATTTATAAGTAATATTAGTATCTTGTTTACAATACTCAAGCATTTCAGGTGAATAATATTCAAAGCTTTCAACATCACCTTTAGGCATTTGTAGTTTATCACCCCATGCTTTTAATGAATGTCCTTCAGGCCGTATAGGATTATACAGTTGTGACATAATAAGAGTATCTTCAATTTGATTAAGCTGTATATTCATATTTAATAATTTGTTTAACCAGAAACCATCAAAGTTAATTCCATTATGCATGATAAGTTTATTATATTTCTTAGCCCAAAGAGGAAACTTTTTACACTCCTCTTCTTGCCAAGTAAAGACTTCTTTAGTCTCTGTATCTTTAGCTACTATGCAGTGTAGCTTAGTAGCATCTAATCCATCTGTTTCGATATCTACTATACAATCAGACATTAAAAAGGAATCTCCTCATCTGTTTCTGTATCAGCATCAAAAGGATTATCGATCTGATTAAGCCTTCCTGTTTCTCTGTCGTAAAATAAATAACTAGCAATACCAGTATCACCTGTATATCTGTTCTTTAATATACGAATAACAGTCGTATTAGATTCAACTTCATCTGTTGCTTGCTGGTTCCTTTCCAAACCAATAACACTATCACTTAGATGAGCAATACTAGCACTTCCTCTCAGGTGTGACAAGGTAATTTCTTTTCCATTCTCATGACCAACATCACCTGATGGTCTACGTAAATGGGATACCAATAATAATCCACAGCCTGTTTCTTCTACCAGACTACGAAGCTTAGTCATGAGAACATCAATAGACTTACGCTCATCACCAAATTCTTCCTGACCTGATACCAGGATAGACAAGTGATCAAGCACAATCCATCGACACTCTAATGCCTTTGCCATAAACCTAACACGATTTAAGATTTCATCATTACCTATCGAACCAAAGTGATCAAAAGCAAAGAACCTTCCTGTTCCAATAGTATTTTTCTGAAACTTAACTAAGTCTTTCTTATCAAACTGATCTCGTATTTCTTTAATGTATAATCTAGCATTAGCTTCTACTGACATGATATTGAAAGCTGTTGTACGAATGCTTTCTTCCATAGCCAGTACACCAATGTTATCCTCTGTATTCTTTAACAAGTGATACATAAGTTCTCTGATAATAGAAGACTTACCCATGCCAGCACCGCTAGTAAATGTTACTAACTCTCCTGTCCGCATTCCGTAAGTCTTTTCATTAAGACCTGACCAAGGATAAAGACAAGTCTCAAAATGAGCTTCATCATACAGAGAATCTTGTAAAGAATCTAGATTAATAATACCTGCTGGTGTAAATGGTTTAGCATTCCACCATTCTTCTGTAAACTTCTTGCGTTTATTCATCTTGAGATATTCATTAGCATCTTTATATTCAAGATGAATGATACGACATTTGTTAGGCTCAAACAATTGAGCTACCTTCTCTGCTGCTTCGCGTCCAGGTTTATCAGAATCAAAACATAGAACTACATTATCAAAACTATTAAGATATTCAAAAGCTTTTTTACAATCACGTAGAGCAGCTTGCGCTCCAGACTTTACAGATACTGAAGGCCACTTAGAACCTAGTAATTCATAAGCGGACATAGCATCTAACTCACCTTCACAAACAGTTACATACTTTCCTCTAGGTGTAAATATATTTTGTCCAAACAATCCTGCACTTTGAATGTCACCTTCAGACCAAAACTTTTTACCTTCAACTTGCTTAACTTTATTACCAGTAAATTCTCCTTTATCATTATAATACTGATAGATATGATGCGTAACAGTTGCTCCTGATGTTTTAACAAATGTATTATATTTTTTACATGTAGTTGCACTAATCTTTCTGTCATCAATTCCTTTTAATTCTCCTACAGAAAAACCATCTCTCTTATTTTGCATAGGAACTACCACTTGTTCATCCTTTTCATTAAAGTGTGTATTGCAAGAAAAACAATGTGAATAACCATCAGAGTGACTTACATTAGCATCACTCGATCCACATTCAGGACACTCTCCTCGTTCTAGCCATTTACCAGACATAATTAATTCCTAATAATAGAGTTACCAAAATAATTAGTAAGTATTTTTCTAGCGTAAGACTTTGTAGGCGTAGATATGTAAGGGTATATCCAAACCACTTTACCAGAGTCATAAACACAAAGCATTCCTCCTTTCTTTTTATTATATTTAAAAGAAATATCGTACTTCAAAGAACGAAGTAAAATAATTTTATCTATTAGTTCATCAATCAAAATCTTCAAGTGCCTGTTCATATAAGGTTTCAGCAAACTCAATCTTATCACTCATGATTTCATTTGTTTCTTCTCTAGCTAACTTCTTAGCTTCTTTAACATCATAACCTTCTTGCTTATACTGTCTTGTAAGAGATCGAAATACTTGACGTTCTTCTTTCTCCCATAAATTCTTAGTCATCTTTTATTCCTCGTTATCATTGTCATTAGTTGGTAAGTCAGGAAAATAATCTTTAACAAACTCTATAATATCTTCTTGTTTATTTGGATCATAGCCATTCTCTGCCATAAACAAAAATAAAACATGTACACAATCTTCCCATTCTTCCTCAGATATTTCAATAGTATGATTATTTTTCTTTTCATCTATTGATTGTTTAATAGAAACAAAATCAAATACTTGACAGGGTTCCTTTTCTTCATTCATTTAATTTTAAATCCATTTGTTTAGGATCAACAACTTCCTGTAAGGAAGATTGATCAGGTGTTTGATTTGACCATTCATTACTTGTTAAATGTTTTATTCTTTGGTGTGCTTGATTAAGTTGTCCTTGTAAATCCTTAACATTTTTTTGTAATATCATATTTTCTCTTAGTAAATCTTCTGTTTGTCCCATATCATATGCTCCAGTAAATAATAAATCTTTAACTCTTCCCATGATTACCTCGTTTCAAAACGAATAATATCATATTTTAAAGCTCTAGTCAAGATAGAAAATATGTGTTCCTATTTGTTCTAGTCTAAGCATATTTACAGACCAATCAGGAAAGACATAGCTGGCATGATAGTGGGTTGCTCCTAGTGTAGACATTACTGCAACACCTTCTAAAGCAAGATGAGATACTGTGTATGCTTCATCTAAAGCTTTCTTATCAATAGTTTCCCATTCTTTTTTACCATCACAGAAGTAACTAAAAGCACATCTGTTTTTAATTATGTTACCTTTCCATCTGTGTCCTGCATGAACAACTCCACAAATAGTATCTGGATACTGTTGTAAAGTTGTTCTCTCAATTATAACATTTGCAACTGCCAATTGTCCTACAAAAGATTCTGATCTAGCTTCATGGTAAACAGCTTCAACTAAACATTTAAGTTCATCCTTTTCTTCAGCATAAACTGTAGAAGAAAATAGAATAAGTATTGTTAGTACTATATACTTTAAGAACGCCATGCTCCGATCTCCAATCCTACTCTTTCTTTTTGTATTGCCGTTAAATCTTCTATTAGTTTGTCTAAAGTTTTAATACTTTCTGTTTGTAATGCTTTTATGTAAGCTGTATTTTGTGTACTCTTAGTGTTACCATAAACAATTTTAATCTTAGTTTGTGTTTCTTGTAACAAATGAATGACATTAGTTAAGTTCATAGCTATCTCCTATATTAAAGATTTAACAATCTTTTCAATAAGATATATCAATATGTCAGCTAAATTATTAAAGTAATAATATTCTATAAGAGCATTCATTAGTGCATCCTCCACACATGAATATTATTTTCTTGCTGTTCTTCTACATCAATATCCCATAGCAGTTCTAATAATTTATGTGCTTCCTCTTTTGTTTTAAATGTTTCTACAGCATTCCCATAAGCATTAGGTAATGGATGTAAATTTTCTAGACAAGAAGGTTTAGCACCATTATGAATCTGTACTATAATAAACATTATATCTACACTTTCTTTTACTGTCCTGTTTCTTTTTATCAGGCACAATTTGATGCTGCCTTCTTTCTTTCCAATAAGGATCACGCATACCAGCTTTGTGTACACGTTCTACCCTACGTTTCCCATCAGTTATATACTTTAATGGAATCGAGGTATTGATTGTACTCATGTTCCCATTCCTCTAGTTCTCTGTTTAATATTTTATTACAATTCCTAACTGATACATCAGTGATAGAAGTTGCATCACTATGCCTTAAAATAATAGTATCTAATGATTCGCCACATACTGTATCAACAGACAATCCTATTTGAACATGGTCATGAAACTTAAATCGTTTAGTCATTACACTCTCCTCTAATCTGTATATTATACCACATAATAATATGATATGCAATCTATGATCCAATAAATTCTTCTCTGATTTTAATCTTCAATTCGCCTAACGATTTAGCAATATGAAAAGTAGAATCAGTAGCTTTTAAATTGTTGACTTGATCTATTAAGTCATTGATATCACCAAACAATTCTGATATTAATCCTGTTCTGTACTCCATGATTTCCTTACCTCTTTTAATCGTTTACTACGCTTATCTTTTTCTTCCTGGCTCATTCCTTTACGCCAAGGATTTTTACCCAGTCTAAAAGGCCACAAGTGGCAGGAGTAAACTGTACATAGTTTTACCTCTACAAAGCTCCCACCACTACACTCAATGCAATTATGTTTTATTGCCTTGAGTACAGGCACACTTACATGCCCATGTTTTATTGCTTCATCTTTCATTACATACTCCTAATGTTGTGAGAGATGTACGAATTGTTGACGTTGTAAAGTTGATGGACTAAAGCATCCAGCTTTACAAACATCGCAATGTCCTTTCAGTTTCTTATGTGTCTTGGGACACAAGAACATTTTTATATCAGAGTCTGGAACGATAGTCAAGTCTTCATCTCCATAGAACATCACGTTCCATTTATCTGATCGTAACATTTGCCAATCATCTTTAGTATTAGATGGATCAACACTAGCATTAACTGCTGCATTCTTTAATGGCACTATCATTTCTTCAATTAATTTCTTTAAGATAGGCTCACGCCATGCTCTAGTAGGTATCCACCATTGAGTATCTGGGTTATCTTCCAGGATAGCTTTGACCTTGAGTACATCAGACCATGTGGCAAACGCCTCGCCTCTAGTCATGAAGCGCACCCGTTTGGTTTGCTTACGCTTACGCTGAAGGAAAGGTTTAATGGAAAGAGGATCAAGATTCTGCCAGATACTTTCTACTCTATCATCTCGATCATGCATCTTGGGATAGAGTTTGTATAACTTATTGTTGTAACAAGTTATATTACAAAACTCTGTCTTGTGTATACATGATCCTTGATGGTTCTTAGTGTCATTAATAGGACGGTCAATAGCGAACTGTCCTATGTCTTCACGCCAGCGAATTAGATCGTTTAGTTCTGTAGTTGTAGTCATCTCATGTATCCTTTACGTAAGATAGTATTCATTACCATCATAGATTGTTACATCTACTTTGTCATCTACTTCTTCATACTTCCAATCGTAATCAGACAGTTCACCTGCTTCATCTTCTGCCTTTGTACGAATGTATTCTATTTCAGAAGCGTTTAGTTCTCTGTCACTTTCAATCATGACAGTCGCACTCTGTTGAACAGTACGATACACTGTCACTTGATACTTTTTCATTAAACTAGTTCCTTCCATTGGTATGCTTTACCAACAACTACAATCTCACTATCTGTTTCAATCCAAACATGAGCGCCACAGGATAGCGGTTTATCTGGACTATATCGTATTCGGCAGGGTCCATCAATAATAATATCTTTAGCATAGATATTATCTTTGCTGGTCTTACAGGTTAGTGGTGGTTTTCTTGTGTCATTCTTACGATTAGCTTTTATCACATGTTGATTAACATGGATTATTTTCTTCATCTTTCTTTACTCCAGTAACTATCTCCGTATATTTTTAGGCAATGTTCCACAAGTAGGACATTTGATTTCATCAACTTTAACTTGATACTTTACTCCATACTGATGACAGATACCTCCTCTAAGAAATATCTGATTAGGTAAACGAACTTCTTGTATATGTACTGTCCCATCTAACAGATGAATAGTTCGTAAGTTATGAATAAGATCATCATTCTGACTTACTGCTTGAGGAATTACTGTATAATTCCAGGGCTTGTCATTGACATGTATGATATTCATTTTCTTTACTCCTTATTTTCTGCATCAATAACACGTAAACAATAAAGTGCGTTAGTTCTCATTGCGCTTCTTAAAGTACAGCTTATCTCATTATTTTCTATTTGTCTAGCAGCATGTATCTTAATACAATCCTCAAAGTAAGACCAACGACCAAAACGAATGTGCTTGCCAATCAGTTGATTAATTTCTTCTGTTCGATAAGTATTGTATCCTGATCCTACTGGATATAAAGAGTTATTAACTTTATTCTTTTTCTTTTTCTGAGATTTAACAGATGCTCTCCAATTCTCCACATCTTTAGGATCATAAAGATATGCAGTGACATTTCTTTGAATCGGATGAGGAAAAGTACCAACAGGTTTTAGTCGCTGAGATTGCCTTGCTTTTGTAACAACCCCTGTATTTATATTATATTTCTTACTAATTTCTGTACTAGTTAAAGTAACAGTAGGAGTAACTTCAAGCGCATTATTTTCTTCTTCAGTCTTCCATAGTTTCATAAAGTTAAACATGGTTCTTCTCCAAAAGATTAAGTTTCGTATCTAAAACCGTGACAAATTGCACACTAATCTCTATATAGTGCAAAGAAATGTCACGGTTTTATTCGTCCAATTATTTCAATTACTTACGAGCATTTTGGCACTCTCACAGATACGATAAATGAGTCAATTTCGTATCTGTAACCGTGACAAATGGACAGTTTAAAGACATGTCCAGGTCTATAGGTTAAGCCATTAGGCGATAGCGTGTGTACGTTTCTCCTTCTGGTGTACGTGCCATGACAGGTACAATTTCATGTCCCATCTTACGCAATCGAGAGATGGTAGCAGTCAAGTTTTCCGCCCATCCATTTTCAATTGCAGTTTTGCGAGTAACTCGATTACGCTTACGCAATGCACGTAGTACTTTACTTTCTGCTGACATGTTAGTTTCCTTTCTGTTGATCCCTGATACATTGTCCTAGATACTCAGGGATTTGTGGTACGACAGCATTACCTAGCTGTCGCAATCTGTGTGGTCTACGGGGTATCCCATCAACCAATCTACCCACCTGGGGTTCAGTTTCCCATTGCGCTTTTCCGCTGCTGCTACGGAACAGGGCAAGCGTTTCTTGTGTGCATATTTGGCTAGGTCTTCCCAGTTTTTGGCCGTGTCTTTGTAGTCCCTGCTCAGAGGAGTCGGCCAGTTCCATACTGCTGTTGCTAACCCATCGCCTGATGTCTTGCTTGCTCCTTTCCGATTGTAGTTGCCGTTGACTGTTGGGGTAGGCCAGTATCCAGAGGCGATCCCTCTGGTGAGGCGCACCAACGGCTCCAGCGGATATACAATGCCATTCTGCATCATACCCGATCTCTGCGAGGGATCGTAACACTTGTCCCAATCCTCTACGTCGAAGCATGGCGACGTTTTCGATGATGACCCATCTGGGATTACATTCCCGAATAAGTCTGTGAAACTCCCACCAGAGTCCTGATCTTTTACCATCTAATCCTTCTCCTTTACCTGCTATAGATATATCCTGACAAGGAAAACCACCTGTAATTACATCAGGAATCTCAGGTAAATTTTTCACTGATAATTTTGTTACATCTGTATAGATAGGTACATCAGGCCAGTTCTTGCGTAGAACTTTATGACATTGCTCGTCTATCTCACAGAACCCAATAGTCTTGAAGGCTCCAGTGCGTTCAAGTCCCACACTGAAGCCTCCAATCCCTGCAAATAGTTCAAGAGTTTTTAGCATTGGGATAAAGTGCCTCTGTTTCTTCCTCCGTTAAACCTACTCGGATAAAATCTCTATCCGAAGGAGATACTTCAGGCATAGCATCTTGAATAAGCATACCATTCTGCCACGCCAGTATCTGTTCAGGCTCTACATCTATATCTCTAGTTGTAGTTTTACCTGACAGAATTGATGTCATTGTGATTTTCATTATCGTACCTCATTTAGTGTTGCCGTGAAATACAAATCACGTTCTACTTTTAAACCTAACGGTCCTCTAATACCCTCTAAGTCTGAAAGCATAAAGTAACCTAGTTCTGGATACGGTCCTTCGACCCATCCAAACAATCGGTAGTCATCTCGATCTTTCTCTCCTTCTGTAACGTACCAAGTAAAATTAGCATCAGGTGTAAAATACTTAGCTACAATTTCTATTCGGTCTGGTGGTAGACCATCAGTTGAACCAAGGGCAGGTAACTTTTTCTGGATTTCTTTAGTCATCAGTTTCATCAGTTTTCTCCTTGATAAAGTTGTGCCATTCATAGTCATCCTCATACAGTTTAAGAGGGTTTATCCAAAAGAGTGGTGACACTACATCATGTTTTAATTGGTAATGATCCCTCCATTTCATGTAGTCAGAAGGCATATTCCTACTCATCCTACAAGTCATGTCTTTCCTCTTTCTCTAGCATCAAGAGCGATTCACTTGCAAGTTTAATAATTGTTAGAAAATCCTTCTTAGTGTGAATGGGTATCCATTTACCCTTCATGTGTACATCACCTACATAGAGGAAATGGTTTTCACTAGGGCTTCGTTTAATTTCAGCCATTTGTTTGTTCCTTAATAAAGTTTATTGCTTGCATTCGAGTACCAAACACATTGATAAGATACCATTTAAAAACTTTCCAATGTGTTATAATCTTAACTTCTTTACCTTTCTTCATCTTAGTTTGGTGATTAAAGGTGTTTACGTTTTGCCATACAGCATATTTTCCATCCGACCTTTTAGAAATGTCATACTTCTGCATCTTACTTACTCCTTTGTATGTGTTTAACTGTTACTAATAGCATAAGTGCTAATAGTATGTATAGGATTAGTATAGTTTCTACTAACCCCATGGTTCAAGCTCTTCATATGCCTGTTCTTCGGCCTTGTCTTCAGGTACTCCTTCTTGAATAAGTTCGTTCATTCTTGTTTCTAACCAATTCAATGTTCTCCAATCTGGACTCATGATAGCATCTCCTTCCAGAATAATTGAGCAGCTACCTGTTTCTGCTCATCGAACAGGTCACGCCACTTACGAGTATTAAAATAGTCTCCCTCGTGTTGATTGTTATGATACCATTTTGCAATATCATCATCAATGGCAATCTCAAAGTCAGTCATTTGCTCAAATTCAGTCATTCTTCTTCTCCTTTAGATTGTACTTCTTCCCATACTCGACATCTAATTTTGTCACTTATGAGGTGAGCAGGATAGCCGTTATCAACTAACCATTCTTTCAGACTATCTGCATCATCTACATTAAAACCTAACGGTAACTTTTTGGGAAAGCCATATTTCCACCCTTCAGGAGGGTCAATAAGTTTTTGCGTCCCAAATATTTTGGTGGCATTTTGTTGCTTTGCGGCAGCAAAAACAATATCTTTCTCATCCCAGCCTTCTACTTTAGGCCAGAAATAAAACTTCCACCTGTGCCAGGACATTGGCTGGTATTGCCAACGCTTGGCATGTTTCCAATGGTGATCGTACAAACGCTTGCGTTCTTTAGCTTTTTCTTCTGACATTATAGTTCTCTCTCTGGTTGCACATGAAAAGAGAGAACAAGTTTTTCCCAATGAGAAAAAGTCATCCTCTCTTTTTATGTTAAACCAGATTATCAATCTCCTTCTTCCAGTAGTTCAATGTCCTCAACAAATTTATCGAGCTGACGCTTCTTATTTACAAGCCTCTCCTTTTCTTCCAGTAGTTCAATCTGACGCTTCACAAGCCTCTCCTTTTCTTCCAGTAGTTCAATCTGACGCTTCTTATTTACAAGCACGGTCAGAAGTAGTAGTTGCCTGTCGTCTAACTCCGCCATGTTCAAAAGGAAAGGGTCGCCGCTCGCTAATATTTCTTCCCTTATTTGTTTGATGCTTTTCATAATGTCCAGTTCCTTTCTTTCCATCGTTTGACTTTGTTTGCAATGTGGTGATCAATGTCTGCCTTTGCTCGGTTTATACCCTCAATGTAATCATCAGGGTATTGAGTTCTAGGATAAGCAACAATGTGACAAAGGTCGTCACCTATTACACTGTGCTGTCGAGTTCCCAGAATAGAGATTTTTTCTTCGTATATACAATCGTCCCTTTTGTGTTGGGTAATTTCAATAATATACCCTTTATATTTCAGGCATACCCTATTCATACTATATTCCTTTTCCATTGTCTTTCTCTCTCTCTGGTTGCACATGAAAAAAGAGGACAAGTTTTCCTCATTGCGGAAAACCCATCCTCTCTTTTTATGTTAAACCTTATCCTCTCTTCTCCAAGCATAAATGCCATCTATATACTGTTTTGCTTTTTTGATAATATCAATTAGAGAATCAGTCTGGAAATTGCGAGCGTTACTAACATCCCAAGCCTCAATAATACGCTCTCCTTTTAAGATAGATACCTCCTGCGATACAAGAGGACCACACCAGCCCTTTCCTCTTTCTGTTACTGTGCGTTGTGTTATTCTTATTGTGAAGTTTTTATAACACAGATCGACGTTATCTATTTCCATTGTCTTTCTCTCTCTGGTTGCACATGAAAAGAGAGAACAAGTTTTTCTCATTGCGAAAAACTCCATCCTCTCTTTGGGCTTACGTCCCGCAACGTGCGGGAAGACCGTTGAAACAGAGGATATCATCCTCCGTTCCATTGGCGAGAAAAATCTCGCTTCCTTGTGCAACAGTATTGCCCACCTTGTAGGCAAACTGCTTCACATCCTCCGCCTTTCGGACGGAGTAAGTAACAGGCTCCGCCGCGAATTGTCGGACCTGCTCAAGGTTCAGCTCTTTTCCTCGTAATTCCGCTGGAATATTTAGCGGAATTTCGGTCACGGTAGCGGCGGCGGATGCCAGATGCATGGGAAGCACGCCTATTACGTGCTTATCCCTCACATCCTCCTCCTTAACGTGGGACAACACAGGCGTTTCTGTTGATGCTATTCCCTCCTCAATGAGGAGAGACACTAGCGCCTTGTGGCGCGTCACTATAATTGTTTTCATTTCTTTCTTCCTTTCTTTTGAAGTATGTTAAACCAGTTTTTCCAAAACTTCTTTTGCCTCTTTCATTGAGGCGAATCCTTTACCTGTAAAAAATTTTCCAGGCCCAGGCCCATGAAAACGACATAAAGTGCTGCCTGGATGTCTTTCTACAATGATGTAGCCTCCTTTTTCTTTGCCATTATTAAAAGGATTTTCTTCAATGGTGAAACTCATTTCTTCTTCCTTCTAATGTTACTGACTGTCTTTCGACAGAACCTAGCTTTCTGCTTGTCTGTCATCTTATTCCATTTATCAGCGGTCATTTCTTTAGCCATGACCACGCGACGAGGCGTGCTTGCTACCTTTCTATTGTTGGCAATGCCCCTCGATTTGCCCGTACATGGGCGCGGGTTCTTCATTGCCGCTGTTCCTGCATATAGCTCGCCTATGTCATCAATATCAGACGCGCCATTGCTTAATTCCAGGCGCTTGCTTTCCATGACTGGATTGCCTGAAAGAATAGCGATTGCCTCTTCCTTCTCATCATTAAGTGAAGCGCAAACTGTGATTGGCTCGCGCTTCCGATCGGCAACGATAGACCTGTGCGACTTGTTTAGGTCATACGATACCTTGTGATAATATGTCATATGCCTCCTACTTTTCCTCATTGCGGAAAACTATCGTGACATTGTGAATATTCCATTACCGCAAACAGCAAAAGCCCCCAGCACTCTTGCGAATGCTAGGGGCTTGTTGGTTATGCCGCTTGTTTTACTGGCTCTGATCGTTTGGCAAGTGCGGCGATTGCTTTGCCTTGTGCGATATGGGCTTTCATCAAAGCAGCAACCATTTTATCACTGGCGCTTTCCGTTTTAGTAATCGTCTCAGTTAATTTATCAACTTTAACGTATAACGGATCACCTTTAATCTGCGGCGCTAACGCCAAAAGTTTAGTGCTTGTCAGGCCGTTTGCTTTGAAAGCCTCAATCAGGTTTGACGCGGTACGCTGTTGCTTTGGATTGTTGTCGAAATGCCCATTCACGAAAGCCCAGAACTTTTTGGCTTTCATAACTTTCCTGACACGTTCCCGTGTAGACTTGGACACCTTAGCCGTTTCTAGAGCTTTAGCTTGCGCCTTAGCAACCGTACTATTGTTTTTATAGAACGACTTGAAGAAATCGGCTTGTGCTACTTTGCGCGACTTAGCATCCGCCAATTCGCACAAAGTGTTCGACGCTATCAAAGCAATTGCGCTTAGCGCCGTGTTCTCAATCGCTTTGGTCGCTTGTGCTTCCATTCCTGAAATTACTTCGCACGATTGAGAGAGAGTGTAGATTTTATTTTCGATAGTCATTGTTAGTGTTTCCTGATTTTGAATTGCGCCGAAGTTTTCCTCACTGCGGAAAAGTCCGAAGTGAGTAGGCCATAGGGAGGTGGCGCTTGGCCCCCGAGGCCATGCGGTAGTGGAATATTCACAATGTCAAAAAACGTATTGGAGGCGGCTTAAAGCATATATAAAGAGAGAAGCCAAGTGCGACACAATGACGCAGGGTTAAGTCATTGATATCATTGGATAATGTAGGGATTATTAGAATGGTTCTAAACTGGAGACCAGGTGAATTTTGGGCTATTTTAACATAAATGACGATTGCTGTAGCTCATTTAAAAAATAAAAAGTATAACGAAAACAATAGCTTATGCAGTATTTTAGAATGGTTCTAAAAGTAGGGTGTAACTTATTGATATCATTATAGAAAAAAATCATCATTTGAGCCTGGAAATAATAAGAAAAACGGCAGGAAACAAAGAGAAAGTAAAGATAAGTAAAGACAAACGATGATTTACTTAGCGAATACTTGAGCAATCACCACGAATACTTGAGAATTAAAGCTTGACAAGTAAATCCTGGTGAATTCGGTAAGGTATCTGTTATTTTAGAATGATTATAAGAGTCATTATTAATTAGAGGGTGGCCCCAAAAATCTCGCGCTTGCTCTCGCATATATATATTATGCACTAGAATAAAAATATCAAAAATACAGGGGTTGACATCAGCACCAAAAACGTGTATAATAGTATATAGAGAAAGATAATAATCTAAAATGTTCCTTAATAGTACTATTAACACTAATAGTACTTTTTATTTTTTTTCTTTTTACCTTATAGGATACCAATGGAACTAGAATCAACTACAGATAATACTATAGATAACTATATTAACCTATCTAATCTGTTAAAAGTTAGAACATACACAGAAGCACAAGATGATTTTCTTACTTTTGTTAGATTAATGGCTCCTTCACTTGTTTCTGATTGGAGAATGGGTAAACATATAGAAGTAATATCAAATAAATTAGATGATTTAGAGAATGGTCACATAAAAAGACTAATGGTTTTCTTACCACCTCGTTCTTCTAAGTCTGTTTTATGTTCTAAATTGTTTCCTGCTTGGTATATTGGTAGGAATCCTGAACATGAGATAATGACAGTTTCTCACTCAGATCAATTAGCCAGTGATTTTGGACGCTCAGTCAGGGATATTGTTACCACAGAGCAATTTCAGGACATATTCAGAGGTGTTACCTTACGAAGTGACGTTAGGGCAGCAGGAAAATGGAAAACAAACCAGAATGGAACCTATTATGCTGCTGGTGTACGTTCACAAATTGCAGGTCGTGGCGCTCACATAGCAATTCTTGATGATGTTATGTCAGAAGAAGATTCATATTCAGAAGCAGGTAGGAGATATGTTAAAGAATGGTATCCTGCTGGTCTTAGAACACGTATTATGCCTAATGGTGCTATCCTAATTATTAATACAAGGTATCATTTTGATGATTTATGTGGCTGGCTCTTAAAACAACAGGAAGAAATGTCAGAATACGATGTTCTTCCTTGGGATGTTGTCAAGATACCAGCATGGTTGGACGAGGAAGCTGCTGATCTTCTTGATCTTCCAGTAGGAGGATCGTACTTTCCAGAATGGAAACCGAATGAAGTCTTGGCAATAGATGAAGCAGAGATCAAAGCATCAAATGGTTCTCGTTACTGGAACTCTTTGTATATGCAAGACCCTACTCCAGAAGAAGGTGGGCTTATAAAAAAGAAATGGATACAGGAATGGGAATATGATGAGCCTCCTGTGTGTGATTTTATAATACAAACATATGATACTGCGTTCTCTACCAGAACTACTGCTGATTTTAGTGTTATCCAGACATGGGGTATATTTTCTCTGTATGAACAGAACGAAATGGGAATAGAAGACTTTGCTCCTAACCTGATTCTTTTGGGAAATGTCAGAGGAAGGTTTGAATATCCTGAACTGCGAAGAACAGCACAGATGCTATACAATAAACATAGACCAGATGTATGTATCATAGAAAAGAAAGCCAGTGGTCAATCTCTTATACAGGATATGAGGCGTAGTGGTTTACCAGTAAAGGACTATTTACCTGACAGAGACAAGGTAGCCAGAGCATATGCAGCTTCTCCTATCATGGAAGCAGGGAGAGTATGGATTCCCAAGAATAAAAAGTGGGCAGATGAGTTAATAGAAGAGCTTGCCAGATTTCCACATGCTGCTCATGATGATCAGGTAGATGCCTTGGTAATGGCAATTCATTATCTCAAGGAATCCTGGCATGTAACACATCCTGACGATCCAGACTGGGAAGAAGAAATAGTTCAAAAGAGGGTTGCATATTGGAGAGTTTAATGGTATAATAGAGTATGGTAGAATTTTTAAACACATTACTGCAAAGTTATTATCTATATCATATAGATAAGATGACAATGGGATTTATATGTTAAATGACTGAATGTAAAAAAAATAAGTGTGAATCATGTGAATGTGACTCATGCGATTGTGACTCATGTGAATGCAATGATAAGTCTGACAATGTGGACCTTTGCTGATAATGTTAATCATAATCTAGTACGTCCTGAGTACCAAGATTATCGATGTACAACAAAAAAATGTAGCTGCACAGTTTCAGAAATGTGTAAAGGTAAATGGCGTAGATATCAAAAAGACCTATTAAACCATATAGATTTAAAATTTAAGGATACCTATTAAAATGGCAGTTGAACAAAATCCCTTTGAACAAATAAATCCGATGCAGGATAATGTTGTTCCTATGCCCAATGTAGATGAATCTAAAGCCACCTTTGAACTTGATGATGATGGTGGAGTTCTTGTAGATTTTATGGAAGAAAATACTATTGAGATGGGAGCAGAAGAATCTGTAGGGGAATGGTATCGTAATTTAAGAGACGATCTAGAAGAAGATTCACTTCAAGATATAGGGCGAACTCTTTATGATAATTATGAATCTGATAAGTCTTCCCGTCATGAATGGGAGTCTATGTTTGAAAGAGGATTTGATTTACTGGGATTAAAAATTGAAGAAGCATCTGAACCTTTTGAAGGTGCCTGTACAGCAGTACATCCTCTCTTAATTGAATCAGCAGTTAAGTTTCAATCAAAAGCATCACAGGAATTGTTTCCTCCTAATGGTCCTGTCAAGGCACAGATACTAGGTAAGCATACTCTGGAAAAAGAAAACCAAGCCATGAGAGTTCAGAACTTTATGAACTATCAGCTTACAGAACAAATGCCAGAATACTTTGATGAATTTGAAAGAATGCTTTTTCATCTACCCTTAATAGGTTCTTCGTTTAAGAAAATATATTATGATGCTTCTTTTAAACGTCCTGTATCTGAGTTCATTCCTATTGATCAGTTTTATGTTTCCTATAATGCATCTAATCTAAGGAATGCAGACCGTTATACTCATGTGATATATAAAAGTCCTGTTGATCTTTATCGAGAAATAAAAGCAGAGATGTATTCAGATGTTGATTTACCTGAAGCAGGTATGATTAACCCAACATCTTTCTCAGAAAAGATGGATACAATTATAGGATTGTCTCCTTCTGGTGATTCTGATCCTCAATATGTTCTTCTAGAACAACATTGTTATCTTGATATAGATGATCCTCAATCAGAAGATGGTGAGTCTCTTCCGTATATTGTTACAATAGAAGAACAATCTAAACAAGTTCTTAGTATTCGACGTAATTATGCCAAGGATGATCCTACAAAACAAAAGAAAGTACACTTTGTACACTATCGTTTTGTTCCAGGATTTGGGTTCTATGGTTTAGGACTGATGCATTTCCTTGGTAATCTGACTATGAGTGCTACTGCTGCAATGCGAGCATTGATAGACGCAGGTCAATTTGCGAATCTCCCAGGTGGCTTTAAGGCTAA